TCATATCCGAACCCGTAGTCGTGAATATCACTGGCATTTACAGCATGGAAATATTCAGCCAATGGCCTTGCCATATAGCCACGGTTACAGGCTGGTTCATCAACCCGGTAATTCTGCCAGCAATCCCCGATCACATGCTCTATCAGCGCCCGCGTTGCCCAACAAGGGGTAGGGAAATCATCTAAACTGTCATGGGGTTCATGGCGCTGTTGCATCACTGCACTTGATGTGTTCTGTCTCATGCTAGCCCCATTGATCAGCCATAGCGGCGGCAATCCCTGGGAAAAACCGGCTGCGTTCCTTTGCCCGGTCAGGTCCTGGCGGCATCCGATGAATCCGCTGTTCTCGCCCGTCAACAATGTTTGTCGGTTTCAGCTTTGGAAGATTGCGCAACCACAAACATGTCCGTTTTGTTTCCCCATGACCAAACTGCCATGGCTGTACAGACTGGGCCGGTGGCTGGTAATTAACGATCCGTTGCTTGGCATGCTTGTGCATTACCGGATTTTCAACCGCCACGCGATTGACTGGTGCATTCCACAAGATCGAGAATAATTCAGCACCGGCATCAAGTTCAGACCACATCTGTTGCAGGGTTTTGTCTTGTGGCGGTTTGTGCAGCCAGCGAACCCCGGAATTGCACAATCTGGTGCATGGCGGATGCGCCACAATCAGCAAATCCCAGCCATCATCCAGAATGTCTCTGACATCGCACTGATAATGCCGGTTGCTGCCATCCTCGGCAGGTAACAGATCACAAGACCAGGCATCATGCCCGCGATCAGCAAAGGCGCGCCGGACAATGCCGGAAAATTCACATGCTATTAATACCTTCATGCTATCCCCCTTGCCTTGATGTGCTCAATGGCTAGTGTGGTGCGGCCCATGTATTCAAGGGATTGTTTTTCAGCCCGTTCGCGGCGTTCACGCATTTCCCTCAATTCCTTCATGAGTTTACTTTCTGGCGGGTGAATGATTTTTTCAATGTCTGAAACATGTGGCCAGAATGGTGATTGCTTGCGGTGAATTTGCAGCGCCCGTAAAACATCATCAGGCTGGTAAACGTCCACCACATCATGCAGGAAGATGTTAATCAGGTCTCTGGAACCTGCTGATTGAAGTCTGCCGGTTGCTACCATTTCATAAACGATTCCGTTCAATGACTTTTTAACTGCGGTCCACATTGGATAACTGCCTCCTGTTTTATTTTTTCAAGTTCAATCGCCATTTGGTCGTTTTTCGATAACCTGCCGTTAACTTTGCCTTTCCAGTTTCTTATCCATGAATTGAAAGTTAGCTGCCAATTTAGCTTTGTCGCATTGGCGCCGGTCTTTGCCAACCAATAGTTTTTGAACTTCTGCAATTCATCATCGATTTCATCATCTGACATTCCTCGACTTAATGCGAATTGGATTTGCTTTTGATCAGGTTCAAAATCATCAGGGATTCTACATCCCCGCTTCTGCTTCTTTTTAGAGATAGGAACTATCTCTTTTTCTTCTTTTGGTTCTGGTTCTGGATAGCCTTTTTCTGGGTTAAGCGAAAATAACCCGCTGGGTTTGCTGTTTTCCTTGTCTTTCATATGTTTAGCTGGACGGCCACCTTTTTTACCGTTCTCTCTTGCTGTTCTAGCTTTTGCTTGGGTTTTCTTATATTCCCGCATTTGACGCACTTGAAAAACCCGACCCTTTTCAGTTCTAAAGAACTCATCTATGACAGGTTTAACCACGGTTTCAAATGTCTCAACATCAACACGGACACGCTTCATAATCCATGCTTCATCATTGGGAATTGAGCATCCTGGAGTACGCCAGCAAAGCCTTAGCAGCCTGTTATAAGCGCCATCTTCTTCTATGGTAAGGTGAGTTGTATCAGCCTCGTAATCACTGACATAGAAGGGCATATAAGGTATGCTCATTATTTTTGAACCGTTTCTGTTACCATCCGAAGGAAAAGAAAAGACGCGGCGGGCCAAAATCGGAAACGGTAACGATTTGGTTTGGCGCTCAGGTTTCGAACCCTGCGCCGCGTCTCTATTTGATAGCCCAACTTTGATTTTATGTCAAGGCTGGCGTTCATGTTAGCGTAGAATCTGGCCGGGGTTTTTATCCCTGCATGGAGGTGAAGGCAACTCCATCCAGTGAGTAGGATTATTCACCAGCGCGCAATCGCCATTGTCAAACCGTGCAAACACCCATGATTTTTCACCTGTTATGATGTGCTCCCCAGGAAATGCAACAAACATTTCCACAGTGCTTTCTACCCACACCAAAACGCTTCTATCAGTGGGTGCGGTTTCAATTGGTTTCCAGTTAGTCATTTTATCCTCATTGAATTATAGTTATTTCAAAGCCATATATCGCCTTGAACAGCTTCCGCGTCATGACAAAAGCATAAAGTCTTGCTGTAGCCGGTGATTTTACATCTTCAACAACCATCTTACGGGTTTTGTTGTCAATGTACCGAAAATCTGCCGTGTATATCTTAATCAGTTCACCGTTGACTGCTAGTCTGTATTTTGGGTGAACCTTTAGCCGTGATATTGCTCCAGCTTCTTGCCATTCCTGGAGATTTACATACCGGCTGCATTCAGCTTTTGAATCGAACTTATGTCCGTCATAAACCACCTTGCACGCATTAAACTTATTGCGCTTTTTCGGTTTGAGGTTTTGGTATTGTTTAGCTGACATGCGGTTAGTCATCTTGTTTCCTATTGATCTTTGCCAGCCTGTTATAAACAACATGTTCTGGAACATGCAAGGCTAGCGCAATCTGCATTGTATCTTTCCCTGCATCCCATAATGCCACCATTTCGCTTGTGAGTGGGGATATTGTGGGATTGTCGATCATTCGCATAACCCATATAAACTTGAACAGATAAAAGCATCTTTGTCATTTTCTGTGAATAGATTAAATTGCCGCCCGCCCCGATCTGTTTTCGACCATTCTGCAACGTCCAGAATTGAGGGGTATGAGCCGTCTTGATTTTGGCTGTATGGCGTTTTATCGGCTGAAAAAAATGTTGATAGTCCTGTTTTTGAGGCATTAGCCACTAGCTTTTCCCATTCCGCTACTCGTTTAATTTCATTTGGAAACCTAGCGGCAATTTCCTTCAACTCGTTTTTACGGCACATAATACATGGCATACAACCAACCCTGCCCATCCCCATTTTATACAATGGATTTGGTTCAATTCCATGATGCTTATGAATTGCAAAAACATCGGTTGCAGTTTTGTAAACCAACGGCCGGTATTTCAACAAGATACCAACCGGATCATACCAAGGGATTTTTTGGAACATTTCAAGGTTAGCACGTGCGCGGCTTTCATCCCGGCGTTCGCCTTGCCAAGAAACCACACCTTTATTTTGTTTGATCAAGTTAACCAAAATATGTTCAATTGGCTTTGCCTTTAGTTCTTCTGTGCAAAACCTTGCGCGGGTAGATGGAAAGCGGCCCTTTAGCATACACATGTCAAGAAAGGGGTTTCCTGTTGGCATTAGCAACTCTAATGCCTGATCAATACGTTTTTGTGATATACCTGCATCAGCCCATTTATTCTCAATTGTCCGGCGCTTTTTGTTGATACGAGCGGTAAAGTCAGCCTTTACTACCACCACTTCCGGCCCGCCCGTGATTGTTGGCAGGTTTCTAATATACTCATATGTGAGCGGGTGTTCATGGCCTGTATCGGCTGTCACCGCCAGAAAGTCCATACCGGTGCGTTCCCTGCGCTCTAACGCCAACAAATAACAAGCGGTGCTATCTTTACCGCCCGATATGTTTACAACATGTGGAATGGATAAAGTGGATTTTAAGTCGCTCATTCACAACCCCTGCGGCTCTCTGCCTGAATTATCCCCTGATCGATGCAGTAGAGCAGGTTAAAAGCGTCTACCCGCTGTTTGATGCGCTGTTGTTCTTCCATTTCGGCTTTAAGCCGTGCCGTGGTTGCTGCGATCCGGCGTTGAATGATTTTGTTGTTGATTGTTTCGGCCATATCTTACCCCGCTAAAAACTCCCATATAGGTGCTGTAATTTTCAAAATAATAACGACCCCTGTCATAACTACCGGAATGATATTCCAGCCCAATGAAATCCCAAACCCAAACAGCATTCCCGCGATAAACACATCACCATATTGCATGTTGCGGATATCAATTCCTTTTGTTTCAGCCATTAGATTGCTCCAATCAACGCCTTAAGAACAAGAACCGCATCTTTGCGGGTATTGTGTTGAGCATATTCATACATAATATGTGCTGAAACCAGCAACACCTGATCAACATGGGAATTTTGTATATTTGGCGTGGTGGTTTCCAACAGATCACCATTTTCACCAGTAATTTTTGCATACTCATGTTTGGTAAACATTTTTTTCACCTTAAAAAAAGCGCCGGGAATGCAGGAACACCCCCGGCAAGTTCAGGGAGGAACTATTCAGCTGGCTGGTTATCCAGCCATTGTTCAATGATAAAGTCAATCTGCTTTGTGACAGACCGCTTATCTCTTTTTGCCGCTACAGCTATCCTATCCCATAGGCTGGCGGGCAGGTTTATAACCCTTCCCTTAATGTTTTGCGTGTCCAATTAATTACTCCAATGATTGTGTAATTCAAATCCTGAATTTGCTTATAGCATAGTAATATTATATATTCAATAGATAAATCCGCTTGCACTGGATTTAATCCTATGCTAGGGTGATTTTAGACACAAAACAGGAGACAACGAATGTCACAAGTTAAGTTTAAACTCACCAGTAAAACAAAAACATGGTTTGGTAAAACCCTTTTCCAGATTGAAGCCCTGATTGATTTTGGCAATATCAAAAAAGGTGATATGGGCGGCTGGATTGAAAAAGAGGGGAACCTTAGTCAAGGTGGCAATGCGTGGGTATATGGCGATGCGTGGGTATATGGCGATGCGTTGGTATCTGGCGATGCGCGGGTATCTGGCGATGCGCGGGTATCTGGCGATGCGCGGGTATCTGGCGATGCGCGGGTATCTGGCGATGCGCATTATATCCAAATCAGCCCTATTGGATCAGAAAATTCCACATTCACCGCCTTTATTGAAAAAGATGGAACTATCAGATGCACAAGAGGCTGTTTTAACGGAACTCTTGATGAATTTGCCGCCGCCGTTGAAAAAACGCACGGCAACAACAAACATGGTGATGCTTACTGGGCTGTGATTGCCCTTGTTAAAGCCCGCCTTGATACGTCTGTAGTTGAGGATTAGACACGGAGGAGACAACAACATGAAAGACGCAATTGAATCTGTTGCAGATGTTTTGAGCATAGACAAATATGGCAAACATTTAAGAGAAGTGCTTTTTGCAGTTAACCGAACAGAATTAATGTCCTTAGCAGCTAAGGCCATCAGAGCCTATAAGATAGCGAAAGCAGGAAACGACTATGAACGCGATTAAGAAACACTGGCGGAAACATGCCAAACTTGATGCTGAACATCCGATTCCCCAGATAATTTGCAATGACGGTTTCACTATGTCAGTGCAAGCCGGTAGCGGCTGGTATTGCACGCCCTGTGAAGCTTTAGAATCCGGGAATTATACGGCGTGGGAAATCGGCTACCCTAGCGAAAAAGAGCCGCTAATCATGAAATATGCAGAAGATGAAACATGCCCAATAGGAACGGTTTATGGCTATGTCCTTACTGACATTGTCAATGCTGTAATTGCAAAGCATGGCGGGGTGAAGGAATGACAAAAGACATTAACAAGCTTGCAATCACCGCCGCCCGTGGAGAATTGCTGTTGATTATTATCAACACCGGCAAAGACCGTTATGCGCTGGAAAGTGCGATTGAAGATTACACCTGGCGCGCCCTGATTGATCTTATTATTGGCACAGATGATATTGAAAACGTCTACCGCGTCAGCTTGTCAGAAAAACCAGAAGATGCCGACTGCAACGAAAGCATTCTGGAACAAGCTGGCAAGTTATGGGTTAAGACTGAACCCGAACTGGAAGAACTTCAAACCGCGCCGACTTGCTGGCGGCAACTTGAAGCCGTTGAAAATGAGATTTATTACCTTGAGAATGGAGAGACAGAATGACCAATTACACCAAAGACCAGATTAGTAGCGCCGCGTCCCCTAGCATTGATATTTATGCTGATCTCAACTCAGCGTATTGGGTTGTCGACATCAACTCATATCGGGCAGAATTCCTTGTTAATCATGCACTCGGGCAGATGAAGAAAACAGCCGGTTATCTTGGCTACAAGCTGGTGAAGATTGAGGCCAGCGAATGAACACCATCCAGACAACAACAAAAGGAGGAGCCGCGCGCTATGCTGGTGATCTGCAAAGGTCAGGCGGGCTGCGCACCCGGTCCAGCAACAGCTACAATATGTCACATATCCAACTCAATAAAAAATCTGTACGAAAAGTCCAGCCCCTTGCACCAACTCATCAGCAAGGTGGCTGGCACAAATTGAATTACAGCGGCGTTCATGTCGTCCCCGTGTCGCTGTGATCCGGGCCGGTTCTTAACCTGGAACTGGTTCGGTTATAATTAACGAGAGAGAAAAGAATGACGCAAGAGACAGAACAGGCAATCGCAGGAATTGAAATTGACATTTCCCGGCTGAAAAACCGTCCCGATATTAGCGATTACTTCAATGATATTATGTCACTGTCACAAAGCCTTGTTGACTTAGCCTCGTCAACTTTGGAGCCTTCAAATGAAAATCACTAACAAACTGAACCTTCCCGCCGCTTTGGTTACTGCAATCTCAAATGACACCTATACACCGGGGGAAAAGACAGATATGTCAGTTACTACTTTATTGCGCCCCCCCCGCGCTGTTGCCCTTGCCAAGGCTCACAGCAATGAATTAACAGAAGATGCAGCCGACCGCATATGGGCTTTATTGGGTCAAGCAACCCATTCTATTCTTGAACGGGCTGGCGATGAAACCGCAATCACTGAAAAGCGTTTCTATGCACCTGTAAGCGGTTGGAATATATCAGGCCAGATTGACCGGTATGAAAAAACCTCATGCACTATTCAGGATTGGAAGATCACAAGCGCCTATGTAGTGAAATCATATCAGAAAGGCGAAAAAACAGAATGGGCAGAACAGCTTAACATGCTGGCTTACCTTATGCAACAATCAGGCTATGAGGTTAAAGCCCTGCAAGTGGTTGCTATCTTGCGCGACTGGTCAAAACTTAATGTTTTACGTGATCTTGATTACCCTCGGTTTCAGGTTGCAACCATTACCCTGCCTTTATGGCCAAGGGAAAAGACCCTGGAGTTTATGCAAGATCGAATCAGCAAGCATCAAGCCGCGCGTCAAACCTTGCCGGAATGCACACCAGATGAACAATGGGCAAAGCCTGATTCCTATGCTGTAATGAAAGAAGGGCGCAAATCTGCGTTGCGTGTCTTGTCAACAAAAGAAGATGCTGAAACATGGATAAGCGAAAACGCCACGGCTGGTAAAATTTCAATTGATTACCGCCCCGGTGTTAAAACCAGATGCAATAGTTATTGCTCCGCTGCCCCGTTCTGTGACCAATGGAAAGATTGAAAATGATAGACATGAAAGAATTATCAGCCCCGTTCAACCCTGATAAGGTTCATTGGCGCGTAGGGTCAACAACAAAAGACAATAGCAAAGGTTTAGCCCTTGCATATCTTGACGCCCGTGATGTTCAAGATAGGCTTGATAACGTGTGTGGCGTTGAAAACTGGCAATCAGATTATATTGACGCTGGCAATGGCAAGACCTGTTGCCGGATCGGAATCAAAATCGGTGATGAATGGATATGGAAAGCAGATGGAGCCGGTGACACAGCTATTGAAGGCGACAAAGGGGCTTTTTCTGATGCCTTCAAACGCGCTGCTGTATCATGGGGAATCGGCAGATATTTATACCGATTAGAAAATATATGGGTAGCACTTTCCCCAATGGGCAAGTCATATAAGATTGCAGATTCAGAAAAGGCAAAGTTGGCAAGGTTTCTCGGCAATATGCCCGCCCCAGGCACAGCAAAGCCAGCGGTTTCAGAAGATGACAGCCAAAAGGTTTTGAGCAAATACAAACGCGGCATTGATGATATTCTTGAAAACGGCACGCTTGACGATCTAAACACATGGGGAAAAGACATTGCAACAGACAGCGTAAAGATGACGGTTGATCACGTTGAGAAATTGCGAAAAAAGTTTAAGGAAGCGCATTCGACAATGAAACAAAAAGGCTGACAAAATGGCACGCCGTTACCCTTGCACATATCAAGCCGGAGCTTTCCACATTGCCCCGGCATTCCTGCCAGATGCAGATGAACACCATAATAGCGGTGATACCGTAACAGTGACAGTAACCCGGGCAAGGTCTGTGCAAGAGCATAGACGGTTTTTCGGGCCGGTACTGGCTACGATATGGGATAACCTGCCAGAAGGCCACCCATACACAAGCAAAGAGCACTTGCGCGCCCGTTTATTGGTTGATGCTGGGCATTACTACTCGCAGGAAATCAGCATTGATAATATGGACATAAACGCGCTTAGGACAGTAACCGGAGCTGTTATTAAATTGCTCAAGGAAAACGGCAAGGAATTTGTATTCGTGGAAAAACATGACGGGAAATTGATATTCAAGGCTGCAAAGTCAATGGCATTTGACCTGCTGCCGGACAATTCAAAATCACATAAACTAATGGAAACAGTGGCAACTCTTGGCTCTGTCATGATCGGTGTAGATGTTAATACACTGCTTGCTGCTTCAAAAGAAAGATAACAACATGACTAATTCAGAATTTCTATTCGCAGGATTTATAATGGCGCTTGTGGGTTTTGGCCTTGCAGCAACATTTTAATGAATTTCAGGAACCCGCATCACCTGGCTTTTGTCCGCTCATTCCAATGTTGTGTCTGTGGCAATCCCCATTCCATAGCCCATCACCTGCGGATTGATAGCGGCATGGGTATGAAATCAAGTGACTTTTGGTCTGTACCGCTATGTATTCCCTGCCACACCCACGGCCCGGACGCGGTGCATACGGTCGGGAGCAAGCTGGAACTTGACTGGTTTTTCGTTCGTGGCGTTGATGCTAAACAGATAGCAATTAACCTGTTTGAGCAATCACCCCACAAGGATCACATCAAGCCGAAACCAGTGCGTCAGAAGGTCACATCGAAAAGCCGCTGGTTGTGTGGCAAAGATAGCAAACACAAACAGAAAGTTGGTGGAAAGGTTGTAAAGAGATGAATGACAAAGTTAAAGGCTCACAAGCGCACCGCCAAGAAATCGCCACAGGCGCATCCATTATCGAATTAGCTATTGCTGAAATGGCAGAGCATGGATTGTCAGCGTTCAGTATAATTTCAATATTATCTATTCATTTGGGAAAACAGATTTCTATTGCTATGCCAGACAGACAAAAAGCTTTGAAATGTGCGGTAATGCTGATGGCAGATATTTACAATGAAATACGTGAACCATAAAGAGATGAACAATAAACCGATAAGGGGTTTTGCATCCATAGGTTTACAAAGCCCAAAACAAAAGGCAAATGTTGGATGCATCATCCGTGCTGCCGGTAATTTTGGTGTTAAACTAGTGGTTATTGAAAGCCCCCGTCTGGGATGCTATACAAAACATGCGGCAAACACCATGCAAGCGCACAAGCACTATGCACCGACAATCAGGACGAATAGTCTAATTGCAAGCGCCCCGGCAAGCGCCGAACTGGTTGCTGTTGAGCTGATCGATAGTGCTGTTTCATTGCCAGAATTTCAACACCCTGAAAACGCTTTCTATTTATTCGGGCCAGAAGATGGCAGCCTTGATAAAAAGACCGCCGCCGCGTGTAAATACAAAGTGTTTATTCCAACATTTCACTGCATGAACCTCGCGGCAACCGTTCATGTGGTTCTTTACGATAGAGCCGTTAAAAGAGGGTTTCAAGTATAGCCCTGCGACAAAATGCCAGATGGAAATTCTGGCGGCCCGTACTATTATAACAAGAACAACAGGAGATTGAGAGATGCCCAACCACATAATAAATGAAGTAATATTACATGCTGACCCAGCAAAAATAGAACCCATATGTGTCAAAACAATAAACAAAAATAACAATATTGATTTCGGAATACTTGTGCCATTGCCTGTTAATCACTGGCCCGGTTCTGTAGGCTTAACACATAAAGAAGCATTCCCCGGCATTCACCTTGATGATGCAACAAAGATGTGGGGTACTAAATGGAATGCCTATGGACAAGATGAAACCGGATATTATAAATATGTTATTGAACCTAGTGGAAAGATTATCTTCACATTTCAAACAGCATGGTCACCACCTCGCGGTTGGATAGTTGCCATTTTCAACACGTTCCAGATTGACATCACTCACCACTGGCTTGATGAAGGCTGCTCTGATGCAATTACCGAAAAGTATAATTTCAAAGCATTGGGTGAAATGTTTGCCAAGCCTAACGCATGGGAAATGTCGGCAGCTACAGAAAGCATCCGTAAGCATTTACACAAGTTGCTGTGGGGAAAGTGAAATGAGTAGGGAGACGAAACAACAGGAGATGAAAGTGACACAGAAACCAACTATGAAAGTTAGGGTTGTGGATGATGGCAAAGGTAATATCAAAGTCATGCACAATAATCGTGTATTGAAAGAATGGGAATATCCTGGTCCCCATGCATTGGGTCTTGCAAATGTCGCTGCTGGCGGCTTTGCAGAAGGCTGGAATGCTTGCAATGCTCGGTGGGAAAAGATCGTCGCGCCTCATTTGGCATTGGCAGAAGCCGCCCCTGATCTGCTTGAACAGCTACAAATTGCGTTTGATATTATAGATAAGCATGTTCCTCGAGAATCTCTTGGAATGGCCCCTATGATTTCCGGTGCTGGCAATTATCCAATATTGCAAAAACACCTTCTCACCATGCACAAAGCCATAGCCAAGGCGAAAGGGGAAACCGATGCTTAGCTTCTTTATGTGGATGCTGGTTATAATTCTGCAAGTTGCCGGATCGTTCTTTTTTCTTGTGGCTGGAGATGCAATGAAAAGCCGCGATAAGGGTGTTCTGAAAGGAGCAGGTATCTTAGGGTCCATACTCACCATTGCCGCCTACACCATGGCACTGAACATAGGATAGAACCATGACTGACAAATCATTAGTGCGCCGGATCATTTTGGCATGTCAGCTTTTTGCTGCATTAGCTATGTTATTCATCATTGAGATGGTAAAAGCTATTACCCCTTGGATAGTGATTATAATCATGGTCATCATCATGATTCGTACAACAATTGACATTTTTTTGTTAGGCTTTTTAAGTGAACGGCTTTTAATTATAATCTTAGCTCTACTGTCAATCTTCCTTGATTGGGATAGGTTATGGTGGATAAGGGTAGTCAACAGATTAGCAGGGGAAATGAAACGCCATGACTAGCCTTTCCATTGCCGCAAGGTTCAATAAAGCTATAAGAATTATTGGCAACATCATAATGGTGATACAGCGATGGTCGCTCACAATAATAGCCGCCATTATCATCTACTATTACCAGCCACAAAATGCCACATTGAGTAACAATCAATTATTGATTATCGTACTGTCATTGGTAATAATTCATCTCGATAGTGAGCGGTTGGCACTTAAAAGAGAGGTGAATAGCTTGTGGGAAAGGATCACGAAATGACCGATAAACACCCACCCACCTGCCCATATTGCGGCAATCAGTCAAAGCTGGTTGGTGGTGATGTTATCTACCCGCACCGGCCAGACCTCAAGCACAAGAAATTCTATCTGTGTAAACCTTGCAAGGCTTATGTAGGTTGCCATCCAGGAGGAGCGAAACCCCTTGGCCGTTTAGCAGATGCTAGATTGCGGAGAGCAAAATCGATGGCGCATCGGCATTTTGACGTACTTTGGAAGAAGAACACCAACAAGCAGCGCAGAAGGAAAAAGATGGACAGACGGGAAGCTTATTGCTGGCTGGCTGAACAGTTGGATATTCCCCGCGAGCACTGCCACATCGGCATGTTTGACATTGAGACGTGTCAGCGAGTTGTGGACCTTTGCCGCCCCTACATAAAAGCATAACAAAAAAGGAATAAACCATGATTAACCAACCACTGGAAAGAGCCTGTAAAGTTCTGGAGTATGTTTGCGATTGTCCGTCAGACCACTTTGGCAAAGAACACCCCGGAGGCTGTGATGATGTTTGCAGGATTGTTAACCTTAAAACATGGGCTTGCTGGTATCAATATTTTGAAGGCGAAATGCAGTCATTGCGAAGCGATGAAGGAAATGAAAAATGAGTAAACTAACGTCAGTCACAAATAAGGCGCTTCACCGCGCCGCAACTGAAATAATCATGCCAGTTCTTGCCGATAGCGGTGATCGTAATACCGTTTTGGTGGTGTTGGTGCGGGTTATTATCACGGTGTTGCTTTTTTACGCCGATAAAAACCCAAAAAAGGCCGCTCACATGTTTGAGCACGGAATTACCCCGCAAGTTATTGAAGGGCTGACTGATTTTGAGAATGACGAAAGAGCTAGAAAGCCATGACTAAACCCTATCGCGTTCAACACAAGCGAACCAAAGGCTGGAGGATGCCGGAAAACACGGTTTCAGTCTGCCGCCCTGGTAAATGGGGAAACCCGTATAAGGTCGGTGAAACTTATTTCATCAAGGGCAAATATGTCTATGTTAAAGACGCTGCAATGGCAGTTGACCTGTTTGATGAATGGATTAATAGCGACACACAACAGGCAAAAAAACTGCGCGGTGATGCTAGAGCCTTGTTGTCCGGGCGCAACCTTGCTTGCTTTTGCGGTCTGGACCGCCCGTGCCATGCAGATGTATGGATTGAGATTGCTAATAAACCGCTTAGAGCGGATAAGGAGCCGAAGTCATGAACAACATATTAGATTTTATCTATGGGCAAATCATGTTAGCCAAGGATAACAATAAAAAGATTGTTGAAATTCAAATTGACAACACGTCTTTTAACCATCTGAGGGCTGACTATGCTAACCATCTGAGGGCTGGCAATGCTGCGTTTTGCATGCTGCATAACGACGACTATCGGCTGTTTAATATATCATTGAAACCGGTTTACGATAGAGACTATCGCAGTAATAACCAGCCAGTTATGGTAAAAATCATATATAAATAATGGCACCCCAGCCGGTCGGGAGTTGAACTCCCGCACCGGAACATTCATGCAAACAAATTTAAGGAGAAATAAAAATGGATATTGATTTGAAAACAATGGTAGCTGATGAAACTGCGAAGGAAATGGCAAGGGTTGCAGTTCAGTTGCTTGACGATATGCTTGTCGATGCTGACCCGCAATTAGTTGCTGATAAAATAAACCACCTGCCCAGCACGCAGCGTTTTAAAATTAGATCATGGCTGGTTCGTCTGTCTGGCGGAATTAAGCAACCCCAAACGCAAAAAAACCCGGCAAGGTATTAACCTCACCGGGTAAACAACACAAGAGAGAGGGAGAGACACCCTCAGTTAGTTTGTACGTCGAATTAACTGGATTGTCAAATAATCTATAATCACCCCTTGACATACAGGGCGCAACGCCCTACTTTACAAACACAGGGCAATCAAGCCCACTTGAAAAAGGAAAATTAAAATGTTCATTTTTAAAACCGAAACCAATTCAATATCCACAGAAAGCGGATTTCATGAGTTTGAAGAAGCTTCAGCAGAATACGTAATGTGTATTCTACGGGGTGAAGAAACCCGCGAAAATCTGTATATTTACGACACAGACCAAGGCGGTGTGAACCGCCCCGAAGTTGAACTCAAAAATGATGCGTGGAATGTCCGTTTTGGACGCGACATTGTCAGTCATTACCAAAATCAAATAACTAATGTGCTTCATGTGCATATTGAGTTCCATGAAGCAGGTGGAAATCGCCTAGCTGGCGGTTACGGCTATGATTATTCTCGATCTGCTGAAGTGTTGGTGAATATTACGGGGGTAAAGGAGCATGTCAAACTACGGTTCACCCATACTGATACAATCCCTGACTGGGCGCTTGATGCTGCCCAAAAAATAACAACAAAAAACACCAGCTTTCAGCACCCTAATGCTGAGTGGTGGGAAGGGGAAGAAAAAATCATCCCGGTTGCAACCGCCAAAAAGTTGCAAAAAATGAACGCTAAAGAAGCTTATGATGCAAACTCTTAAAGATTTGAGAAACTCCAGCGGGTTCAGCCAAAGAGGTTTAGCTCGCTGGCTAGGAATGGGAACCCATGGCGAGCGCAATGTCCGCCGCTGGGAAAAAGGCGATTCCCCGGTTCCTGGCTGTGTGATTGTTGCCTTGAAATGGCGGTTAGCTGCTATTGATCTAGCTGGCTATATCATCGATGAAGGTGGAGATGATCGCATCATTCGGGCAGCCGCAGAAGATGGGAACGTAGCACAACAATTGCTTGATGCTATCTATGAGTGATCACTTCCGCTTTATTTGATTATAGGAAACAACAACAAGGAAAAACTAAAATGGCTTTTTTTACACGAACTGAACAAGTAAAAGAATATGGGGAAACAAGGACAGTTACCCGCACACGGGTTGGCCGTGTAGTGATGGCGGCAATTGCTGGGCTGGTAGCGTTTAGCGTTTTGTGGGGACTGTGGTTTATTGTGCCTGAAGGACACATTGGCGTTGTTACCCGCTTCTCCAAGGCGATTTCACAAACTGGACCGGGTTTTAACTTCAAAACGCCCTTCATTGAAGGTGTGCGGAAAATTGAAGTTCGGGAAAAGAAATCGATTGAAAAACTATCAGCCGCCACAAAAAACCGGTTGCCCGTTACCGCGACAGTATCTATTAACTGGACAGTGAAAAGTGAAAGCGCAATGCGCCTTTACATTAAGTACGGATCGCTTGAACAATTTGAATCTCGCATTCTTGATCCAAAACTCAGGCAAGCCACCAAGGCTGCAATTAGCAAATTTGGTGCTGATCAACTCATCCGCGACAGAAACCAAGCAACTGCCAAAATACTAGAATACATGGCAAAGTTACTTGAAGGTTATCCTGTGGTAATCAACTCGCCACAAATTGAAAATATCGAATTGCCACCAACTTATATGCAAGCAATCCTTGACAAGGAAAAAGCCAGAGAAGCCGCAATACGAGAAGAATACAAACTGAAACGGCAAAAGCTGGAAGCACAAAGAATTGTACAAACTGCCGAAGCCAATCGAGATGCAGCAAAAAACATTGCAGATGGCAAAGCATATTCTGTCAAAGTTGAGGCGCAAGCGGCTGCAACAGCTATTGAACTAAAAGGCCGTGCCGAAGCAACAGCCATTGCAGCTATTCAAGATTCAATCTCAAAAAACTCGCTTTTGATTGAATACCAGAAAGCTAAACAGTGGGATGGTGCACTACCTACAACTTTGATGGGCGATGGTGCGAATGTATTATGGTCGTTGAAACCGTCAAAGTGATCAAATTCACTTCCGCCGCTTTTCAAATGGGCGGGTCACAAAGTAAGCCCCAAATACAATCATTTGAAGCTGCCAAAACTCAGGAGTTAGGGGATCAGTTGATCCCCACTCCAAAACCTTATCCCAAACCACTATTTTGCAGTCATAGATGATGAATGGAAGGGCAAAGGCGGGTCTAATCCATCTGGTTAGCCAGTTACCTTGCTCTGCAACTAACACGGCCTGTTGAGCGGTTAATTCAGTGATAACCTTATCAGCTTCAATTCGTTCAGATGATGTTTGAGCGGTAAGTTTGGCTTGATAAGCTTGATTTAGCTGCTTGCCGATCTGCCCGATTATGCCACCGCCGAGCCAGCTTAAAATAGTTCCAAACATTCACTTATCCGCCTTTTGCTTGCTTGCCTTGAGCAGAAACTTTAGTATCGTGATGGGCAGGGTGAACAGATTTACCCCATATATACGCAAAATTAACAGCCCGATTATGCCAAGGGATAAATCGAGTAAAAAAGCTGCTAATCCTAAATCCACCATGAAACCCGCCCGCTACCAGAATTAAAATCTGTACATAGGCGACCATTTCATCAACGAACCACATTGTTTCCAGTTCAAAGAATCCGGCAATGAATACACCGTAGCCAATGAACTGTAGAGCAAAAGTCGCGGCTATTAATTTCCCAACCGTGCCCGCGTACATTAAAGCAACACTAAGGCAAATAAATGTACCAATCAATTGAACATTTATGTACCCGCTCCATGTCGCAGTTCTGGCGGTTATCCACGATAGGAAAAGAGCAAGCGCGGCGTATTTTACTGACTTATCACCGAACGCTAAAACAGTAATCACGCTGATCAATAAGACCAGCGCGAAAATGGTTGTATATGGTCCGGTTGGAAAGAAGGTCAACGACCGCCTCCGCCACCTTTAACCCCGCCTGTGATTTGTGCATCTGTCGGCATTTCGTAATACTTCTTGAACCGCTTTGCACCGGATTCATGAGCAAGCATGATCGCTGAATAGCCCGCGCGAACCTTGTTGATATTCGCCATGGCAGCGCCTTTGAGGAACAACGGCAAACCAAGTTCTGACTTGGCTTCATTGGTGATAGTCACACAATCCTCATCCATTTCAGCCAAAAGCGGCAAAATCTGGGTTTCAAATGTACGCCTGATTTTCACTGAATTGGTGCCAAACCTGATCATAGCAGCAGTTGCAAGCAATTTCTTTGTCATTCTACATTCCTTGTTTTTGGTTAATGTCAAACCAATTACTAGCCTGTTTTGACGATTTAATAAACCCCCATTGTGGGGTAGTTCCAACCGCATTTGATCTAACCTGGCACTTAATCGCATCAACTGGAAATGGTGCTTTTTCCCACAGCCAAGACTTGTCAGACGCTTCGACATGAGGCGTTACAAACTCTTGCCAGTATTGAGCGCCAAGAACTTGAATCCCGGTCGGAGTGACGCAATACATTGAATCAAACCACTCCATTTTTAGCGCGCGGTAATAAGTAGAATTCGAGTGGAATCTTGCATGTTGATCTGCATCATAGCTTTTGGCAAGCGAGACAATCGGCTTTTCTTTGTCATATTGAAACCATACACTAACAGGTGAAAGCCGTTCAAAGCCGAATGTGTACACCGTGTCAAGGATTATTCCAGCAGTTAGCACTACAGCAACGCCAATCATAAAATGAATGCACCTGATTGCTTTGCGTTTCATTTCTTACCCTTTGCCGCTATTATTGCCAGTAAAGTTTCAGATATAAATGTTAATCCTTTTATGCCTAAAAAAGCACCAACTCCTGCAAAGCCGCCAATATAACCAATGTTATAACCGAAATATCCGTAAGCGAATAAACCGGTTACAAAGCCGGAAAATGCAGAAGTGGACATCAGGGCTATAAACCCAATAATCTTGTCACCCTGAACCGCTTTGATATTAGCTGACGCATGGACGATCGAGCCAAACACAATCATGCACAAACCCATAATTGTATTCCATGTGAGCCATTTCAAACCAAGCATCTACTTTGCTTCCATTGGTTTTGTGGTGATGGCACGCAAGATAATCATTGCCAAGGTGAGATAGATTGAAGCCCCGGCAGCTAATTGCGGCCCCATGATTGGCGACAAATCAACATCGCCAAGATATTGCAGAACTGACAAGACTAATGCCGGTAGCCCGTGCAGAATGGCAAACCAGACAGTCCGCGACTTGAACCAGTATTTGGTTATTCTGTTGAACATTTTATCACCTCAGTTAAATATTGAAACAATCCAGTCCCAACCACCCGCGATCATCCCGGCAATGGCGGTAATAATTACAACCACAATCGGCCCTGCCTTGCTCGCTGGTTTTGAGTTATCCGGTGTGACTGGTATATAATCGGCTTTCGGTTGTTCTGGCACTGGTTTCTGATCATTCAACAATGCTTCAAGGTCTTTTTTCACATCGACCCGCTTCCCATGTCGAAAATCAGGATGCTTTGAAGAAGTGACAGGATAAACAGTTATCTTGCCATCGTTTGACCATTGACCATTGAAGAACAAATCCCGTTCTTTTTTCCTGCGTGGAATGATTTCAGGCGGTTTACGCCAGCTCATAAATGCCTTTTTAGCACCTGCTATCTGCCCTGCCTTGAACTTCTTAACCCATGATGCGCGATTTATTGCACCCGTGTTGTAGTGGAAAGACAAAGCCGCTGCAAATTGCGCCTCAGTTAAATCATGCCCCCGGAAAGCGTGTCGAACCGCTGGAGCATATTTATTTTCCAACACCCATATGAAAATCTCAAGACAATGCTGGATTGTTTGCGGCTTACTGATATAGCGCAAGACACTATGGCCAGAAGCGTTTGTAATGCCGATGCTCCATGTCCACACCCCGACACTATCCTTGTAAGCTTCACGAACCAGCGCCTCATGACTGGCAATCTCAAGAGCCGTGTTGACGGTGATTTGATTCATACTGCTACCCTATTCCTCAGCCATTACCATGACGGTTATATCACGAGTGGAACCGCGATTGTTTTCAATATAAACCTTTCCATCTGTATGTGAAGATACGGTAAGAGATGAACCGCCAAGCGCCCCGGTTAATGCCCCGGTTGTTACGGCAAAAGTTGACGTTCCGCCGCCCTTGGTCATTAGCGGTGAAGCTGTTGCCCGGAATGTTGCAAAGCCAGCAGTGTTTGTATCATCAGTGACAATGATAAGCCCCCCGGTTTGTGCCGGGGTAAAACTGATCGCCGCAGCGTTGGCAATCGAGAACGATTTTGTCGAATGGCTTTCAGCTCTGGAGAACAATGAACCCTTGATATTAGCCGCATTGGTGATCAGGTTGTCAGCGGTTATGTTTCCAGATGCGAATATTTCACCTGTCATCAGCTCCAATATATTCGCATTGCTCAAGCTCAAGCCGTAATGTTGACTTGGTATGCCTTGAATATCTACCGAAAGTTTGTTCACAGTCGCGCCGCTAAGAGCAGTTGTGAACGCTTCATCAATTGTGAATGTGTTATCGTCAACTGTTGATGTAGCCTGTCTCCAGTCGGTCCCGTCAGTTATCCAGAACGGCCCGTTAAGTTCGGTTAGTGCTGCCCCGCCCGTCCCGTCGATCTGGAGCGGATCGGTGCCGTTTGTCGTCCATGTGCCGGTGATGGCAGTCTTGTTGCCAGTGTCAGACCAAGTAACTGTCCCTGTAGCAGCAACAAGATATTCATCGAGATCAATATCAATTATCCGTGCATCGATGTCACCCGAACCATCAGCATTCACAAACTTGATATATTGCCCCATATGGCAATGACGATTGTCGGTTAATGTTACCCAATAGCAGGGCGCGTTATTGTTCGCCAGCAAAGCCGATGCAGTGCCAGGCTTAAAGCTAGCGCCATCCGTTGTCGTGAATGTCTGATCTTCGTTAACCACAGCACCACCGCCAACTATAAGCCGGTCAATCGTGTCTGAACCTTCATAGCCAATTCCGTAAGATATAGACCCGCCAGATGCCGATTGATCATTGTTTGAATAATTGCCACCGCGAACATTTAAGTTCAAGCCAGCGCGCATCGATAGCCCGCCTTTTTCATTGTAGGTTCCTGAACAACCGTCTAAAACTGTTTCGTCAGGAATGCTGTCAGCCGCGTTTGAAAAGCTTCCGGCATTAGCTTCCTTTTGAATTCTCCAGCCATGAAGCCGGTTAGCCGTTGAATGCACATTATTGTATGTGATATTCTGGCTGTTTGATTGAACACCAATTGCACAACGCAAGATCAGACCGTCAGATACTTTTAATGGTTGATTTGTGCTAACTGCCCGCCTTGTCCGTTTGCCAAGCGGATACAAAGCAGAGGTATGAGGGATAAACCCAACTGTTTGAAGGTCAGAACTGAATGACGTTTCATGGTATTTTGAATCAATCACAAAGCCAGTCAATACAGACCCATAGCAGCCACCAAATTCTATGCCAGTCCCTGCAAAATCAAAGGCTTTTAATGTGGTAAACTGGCAATTCGTGCAGCCAATCCATGATTGCGCAAGATGGTCTATATCATCTGTCATGGCATCAACAATCACATTTGAAATAAGGCAATTTGTCATGTCCATGCCAAGAATTGCAGTAACCGTATCGGTTGGTGATGGTACAGCCGTATCCCCACCCATTCCGCGACAATCAATGTTATCAATTTTCATGCTGTCGCAGGTGTTAAAGAATATGCCCCTGACATCGATTGCAATGCCATCATTGGTTGCATTGGTATCAAGCGCATCAGTATAGACGCCATCATCACACTGTAGAATAAGCTGCCCAACACAGCAATTGTCAGTCAAGGAACCCCTGACATTTATCCTGTCGCAATTGTTTATGTACAGACCTGTATTAACGGCATTCTTTATTGTCAAGTTTTCTATCTTCAGATCGTTAGTACCGACTGCATGAAATTCACTGTAGAAATTAGATGGTGAATAACCGCTTTTCCGCGTTGCTCGATCACCATCAAATATCCCGCCATCCCATGTTGAACCGTCCGAACCCGCAACGAATTTTATGGTGCTTGATGTCGCAGAAGGTGTTGACCGCCGCTTGAACACAGCTCCGGACGAACATTTGACAGAAACCTTGACAGATATTGAAACATCATCAATCAAGAACGTACCGTCACTAACAGTTTTCGCTCCTGATCTGGCAAAGAACGCAGTTACCGCCGCTGTATCATCAGTGACACCGTCACCCTTGACACCGGCTTCGTAGATGTCTGAAGGCCCGTTAAAGATGCGGTGCCAAAACAAACCACCGGACAAGGCAATGACGGAATAACCGTCCGCAGTTCCGGTCGCTTTTACTTCACCAGTACCGCCCCCGCCTGTACCTGCGTAATATTCGCGGCAATCGACAACATCACCCGCCGTTAAGCTGGTTGATGCACCTAAAGATGCAACATCTGCAAACCCTGTGGCATCAACGCCGTCTTTACCGTCCTGACCGGGAATACCGACTGTTATAGCTCTTGCGGACATTATATTGCCTCCGTTATTTCAAATTTACTAAACCCGCCAACATCTGAAACCGTTAATCGGCCAGATGCTATCCATGTAGGGGTAATAGTTCCATCGGTGCGATTTACCTGTACCGCATAAAATCCAGCGGCTAACCCATGCGCGGCTGTTGTGGTGAAGCTGATAATCTCATTTCCATCACCACTAAATGACGTGGTGAATGTTACTACTTTGGCAGTGCCGCCAATAGCGTCATAAATTTTAATGTCATAAGTGCCGCCTGACATATCAATAGCGGCCCCAAGTTCATCAACGAATTCGATTGACAAAGCAAACGCTGTGTCAGTTTGCGCGCCCGGAACTGTGTAAGGATTGCACCCCATATCAATAATACTCCGTGATTATAACTGCGCCGTTAGCGCCTGGTGTTCTCACTGCATATCCTGTTGTGCCCGGATCACCTGGAGCCGCGCCACCGCCGTAGGAATATCCCGGCGTACCATATAAGTAAGAAGGACGGGAATATGCGCGGCCAGAACACCCGCCCTGCCATGTTGTGCCATCATCACCATCAAAGAAGAAATCCCCCACACTGGCGCTAGCTAGTCCACCAACCCCTTGATTTTTTCCTGATTGCGCCTTTACAAAAGTTCCGAACGTAGTGAATGATTGATTGCTTTCGGTATCAACGGTGACTGTTACTGTTGCCGGGAGATCATTTGCAGCAATCATTTTAGTTGCACAAGCGCCGCCCCCACCCCCAACATAAGCCGTTCCGTCACCGGTGTATGATTCACCCCCAGAACCAATGCAGACAACTTCAATATAAGCCAGCCCTGACGGCTTAGTCCATGTGCCTGTAGCTTCATATAGTTTTGTAATTGGTGATATGGTGATACTGGTATCAATCACCCTGAATTCATCACTTGCAGCCAGATACATCACCAGATATGCTGTCCCTGCCTTCAATTCACCACTACCCAACACTGCGCCATTGGCGTGCTTTAATGCCTTGGAGCCAACCGCATCAACATTCAGTGTCACCGCGCCGGTATTGTCCGCAACCGGTACTAGTCGAAACTCATTACCATCTGCATAAGCAGAAAGAGGCGGCGTTGTCTGCCCTGTTATCGTATTAGTTCCGGCTGTAGATAGCAATGGTCGCAAGGTCTGATTATACAAAACCTTGTATTCTTCGTTGTGGTCTTTCGACATATTGCTAGGGGTTACATTCCCGGATTCTGGAACACTGCCATTTGCAGTCATTTTCTGTTTTCCTTATAGCCAAATGCCGGGGGCTTCATCCACCAGCGTTATTCTTGCGGACTTTTCTTCGCCCATGTCGATTGTGAACACAATGCCCCTGATAAAATCATGACCAATTTCACCGATTGTCACAAGACAATCATACTCGATTGTACCCGGATCAGCAAAAGGTGTTTTGAAAGTCACAATCTGTGAAGGAGTTGTCGGAACTGTTAATTCATGGGTTATGACAGTTTGATCTACACATCTGATTGACAGCCCGGTTCTATTGGATTTTTCAAAGTAATTTGCAGGACCAAAATAATTCTCATCCATGAACACGTTACGCTCATGTTCGGTGTATTCTGGGTTAAAGTTAAGCTCCAGCCCGGTGACATTATCACCGCTTTTGATCACACGAACAACGCGCCCGTAGAAGTGGGTTTTGTTCAAAAAGTCATTAGTAAGCCCAACTAAGTCACCACGGTTTGAAACAAAGTTTTCTATTCCAGCTTCAAACTGATACCTTGCTTGCCGCAGTTCTAGGTTTCGCATATCAAACCTTACCCGCTCTTTAACCTTCTCGGTATCTGTGAACCCGTCATAGTTTATGCTTTCGATCTTTGTTGCATTGGTCACATCATAGCCGCTTCGATATGTAATAACTTCATCACTCGGTGCATATTCGCTTGCACCATTACGATATTGCGCCCTGATTGCATGGGGAATGTCGGCAAAGCTCATTACCTTTGTAAGCCCGCGCGTGTTTATCGGAGTGAACATCTGTGTTGCAGGCTCACTTGTCCTGTCTTTTTCAATTACTACGCCCCACTTTTCAGACCGTTGCTGAACTGCAAAGCCGGTTGAAGCAATCAACTGCATGTATTGCTCAACGCTGTCACCGGTCGCTATAGTGTTGCACTCATAGGCTTTGGTGGTGCAATGATTATACCACTCTATCAGTTTTGCGTCATTGATCTGGTCTTCCTCAAGTGGATCGCTGTTATAATCAATCATCACATGACGGAATAAATCAGCCGGGTTTGATGTTGGTGCCTCAACAGTAAAGCCGCTTGCAACGGTTTTTGCATATGATGTACAAACTGCGGATATAGTGTCGATCTGCACATGCTTTGCAGATATAGCAATAACCGCTAAATCATCCTGAATGAATGGTTTATCGTCCCTGTATGTAGAGAAAGCCTCAATGATCGTAGTTGCAAGTATATCGCGCTGTGCAACCCTGACTTGATGCGGTTCAGATGTTGTGTAATGATCATACCATCTGGCATTAGCCCTTGCACCATCATATGTATAAGCAGTCTTGTCAAAGCTGCTATAAGCATAAGCCAGCCCGCGCTTTACCCTCACCTCATATTCGCCAACCGGGAATACTGTCGGGTCAAGATAAACATCAAAACCGTCAATCGTGCCTTCAACATGGTTCGCCTGAATGAGACTGCCGCCCTTGTTGAAATAATCATCAGCATTATGAAGGAATGTTGCGGAGCCAATATGCCCGTAAGCAATGAAACCGAAATTATCATCATGTGCCACACGGCTTTGCACTGGCGGGCGCTTCCATAACAGCCTTATATGCTGCCTGATCTCGGCTTGTGTCGCATCCGTATCGCTAAAATGAAACTCTGGCAACTTAACCCACGTGGTTTCGCCTTTTAATCTCATTTCCACAGCAATTGGAACACCTACCCGATTGGCGCCTTGCGACATACCAGTAGGCCAAACAAACATCATCCAGATTTGATCTGCCCTGCCCGCTGTCTTGAAAAACTGCCAATTAGGGGCTGATTTTTCCGGGTTAGTTTGGTTCTGCGTCCATGTTGTATTAGTCCTGTCTAACTGCCATTCAGAAAGCTTTTCTCGATTGCTCTTTTCGATAACGAACTTTTCTGCAATCGTAATAGGTGCATCACCCGGCGCGCCTTCGCGGGTTTGTACTTCAACCTCATCAAACTCCGTAATCGCGGTTTTGTTTATCCAAATATCCTCAATCTTATGCCGTCCGGTCAGCCCTACAACTGTATTAACGGTCACAATTCCGTTTTCCAGCGTCCTGTATGGCACTGACAACATAGGCGGTGAAACCCGCATCTTGCCCAAAACGCGCGGCAATATCTCAAATGGCGTTGCTTGATTAGCCCTGATACCTGCAATGGTTTTTATTTCAGGCGCAGCATTTGACGGGGCAAGGTTTGGCACGATAGGAGGAGGCGACAAAGCAGACACAGCGAGCATTCCAACCGCACTAATACCCGCGCCAGCAAGCGCCGCACCCGTACCACCAGCCGCAAATGAAGCACCGAACCAACCCAATACACCCGGCCCTAAGCCACCGCCAGAAACAAATAGCGCTGTTGCGGCCACGGCCACCATAGCCACTGTAGCAAGCACATTCTTGCCACCACCACCACCGCCCCCACCATGGGGAACCATGTGCATTGTGATAATTATATGCCGGTCATTTGCGGGATTTTTAGGCTTTACAGCGTGCCAATATTCCCGCCTGATTTCATGGTTGTTAATCCGCACAATACCAAGCGAACTAAACGCTAGTGGCAGGTCCATTTGATCAACCATTTCAGATATGGATAAACCAACCGGTAATTGCTTTTTGACATTCTCAAATGAAAATAGTTCTTTTCTGGCTGTGACTGGTATTAACTGTTGCATTTATTCACCAGATTGTGACGCATGAATCGCGTTATTCTACTTCTGACCTGCATTGCATCGAGAGGAACGCATGTCACGTTAATACCTTCCTCTACGTGTAAAAGCCTGGTGGCGTTGTAACAGACAAGCCCGACATGGGTTTCCAACTTCCTAACCACCCCGCCAGCTTTTTTGATTGAAGTCATGACAACCACGTCAAAATCTGAGGGGGTTTTGTGATTTGTCCATTCATCAGCCTTGCATGTATCTACAATAGCCCGCTTGACGGATTTAGCATCATATGCGCCTATCGTATCGAATCCCGGCAAGACTACGCCTAACTGATCTTTATAGACCATCTGAACCAATCCCCAACAATCAACGCCGGTGTTATCGCGGCCCCTGTCTTTGAATGGTAGACCTATATAATTGTTAATCCACATTATCTAACCCATTGCTGTAAAGATTGCCTTGAAATTATTCTCATTAACCATCTTGTTCGGCCAAGGTTCTGTTACCCTCGATCTCACCACCATTTTTCCGGTTACTACCATAGCATTAGTGTTGACATTGATTAGTTCAAAATGGTCCCATACAGAATCAACAACATCAGGCGTTGCTTCTAAAACTGATTCCAGCTTGACGCCCATTGCATCAATCAGCCCATTCAGTGAATCGCCGATTGAGGTATCAACATTTGCAATTCTTAAATCAGCTTCCGGCACGCCTTCATTGTCTGACGGGTATTTCACTTCGAACGGATAAGCAATAAAAGTATTACCGTTTGAAACTATGTCTTTTGTGTTCAACACAACCCTGATAGGCGTATCAAGTTTTGCATGGGTAAAGGTTAAAAGCGATAGACTTACATCATCACTGTTGCGGCCTAGAAACGCCTTTAATGCTCGCGCTGAGAGTGCCATTAAGTAACCCGCTTCAATTTGAATGAAACAAGCCAGCCATCAACCACGCCAGATTTTACAAAAACCGGAGGTGAATCAAACTGAAACTTCTGCTTATAAGGCTTTGCCCCACCGTAGAAGTTACGCATGTAGAAAGGCAATGCCGCATTTTTCTTATAAAAAGCTTCCATATATTGACGCTGTTCACAATCAAGATGAAATGAGACTGATACATCATCATTAGCAAAGCTTGCCCGCTTGCGCAAAAGTGGCGAACCAACATCAGGTTGAAACTTGATTACATTATCGCCAAGTGCATCCTCAAACCCTGAGGACAGGGGAACAATCGGCAATCGGCAATCCCATTCAGCAACAGCCATTATTTAACCCCTTCTAACCTTAGCACGGTGCATCCCGAATTGTGCTGGCATAGTCTTGTCAAGTTCACCCGGCAACATTGCTTCAAGTTTCTTTTGTAGCACAAAATCAATGTCCATTGAACCGTCTTGATTGCGGGTTTGTTTGGTCTGCACCTCAACCCCGGCGTTATTAGTGATGTTAATATTAACGGCTTGGCCACCGACCTTGTTCATGGGTGTTATATTTGCCGGCCCCGTCACTATTTCCGGCCCGCGCTCGCCTGTAATGCCGAACGAACCAGCAGGAATATTGCCGCCATTTGCATACAGCCCGGCAAAGTTAATTGCACCGCTGCCACCACCTCCGCCGAATATGCTTTTCAGTATGCCTGAAATGCCGCCATTCTCACCTGAGAACGCCGCGTTCATGCTGCTGGTGAAAATGCTGTTTAGAGCATTCAATCCAGCATCGCGGAACACATCCCAAAACTTGGCGCCACCCTTTAAGCCGTTTATCATATTTGAAAAAAAGCCTTGCGCAACATTGTTTAAGTCAGCGTATTTGTCTTTAGTTTCAGCAAGTTTACCGTTGAAAGCATCAAGCGATTTTGTGGCGGCTTTGGTTGCGCCCGGTAGCTGAAAGTTATCGTTTGCCGGTATTGTCGGTATTGCCGGGGGTTTTGTTGAAAACTTCCTTGATATAGCATCAGATGCACTGCCGATATAATCACGAGACTGAGCCGCCTTTATTGATTTCTGGATTGTTGATAATACCCCGCTTGCCTTGCCGCTGGCAGGATTAGAAATATTACCAATCATAAACCCGCTAGAATCAATAGCATCACCGCCAACCATTTCTTTGAGGGTTGATATGCTTTCGATTGAAGCCCGTATCATCTTGTTAAGACCGGCAATCATTCCGTTTACAGCTTGCAATGTGAGGTCAGCAAAAGCCATAGGCAATTGTCCCCATGTAGCAACCACACCTTCATAAGCCCCGACAAAAGCTCCAATTGTTTTATTGGCGCCATCTTTCATAATCTGGACGGTATCCTTGCCAATCACATCAGCAATTTCATCACGGAATAAATAAGCTGCTGTTATCAGGACGGTAAAAGCTACGGCCAAAGCGCCTAGAGGATTCGCAGCAACCGCCGCTGTCAGTCCGTTTACGGCTGTAACTGCCCCTGTCCATATCGCTGTTGAAAACGCGCCAATAGTCGCAATAATTGCAGGGCCGAACGCAACCATCAACCCGGCACCCAAAGCACCAACTATTTTAAGCAAAGTTGACATGCTATCAACAAGCATTGATATACCGCCAACGGCAAGGCTTGCCGCGCCAAACAACGCAGTACCAATTGTATTAACAAAAGAAACAAAAGCTGGATCACTGATAGCATCAGTTAGGCCAAGGATGGAAGATTGCAAACCAGATGTTGCACCTTTGGATAACTCAAATAAATCACCCCATGCGTTGCCTAGCGCCTTTAATGATCCGCCAAAAGTCTCCCTTGCTGCCCTTGCTGATCCGCCGAACTGTGTTTCAAGTTCTTTCAATATCAAGGTTTGAGCGCCTATAACATTCCCGCTCTTAACCATTGATTTAACCATGTCTTTTTGTGTTTGTGTAAATGTTATTCCTGTTCTGCTTAGAGCGGTCATGCCAAGAATAGGATCATTCAGGGCTTTGCCAATCTGAATAACAGATGTTTTCAAATCTTGCTTCATGGCTGTTGAAACATCAAGGATAGCTGTCAGTGCTTTTGGAAATACGGACCCGCCTATTTTGGTAAAGGTTAACAGGAGAGATTCCGCGCCAACTATAGATTCATCACCGAACTTAGTGACCTTTTGCATTCCAGCGGCCATCTTTTGCAATTGTGCAGATGTATAACCAGCAACCCCACCCGTTGATTTTAATGTTTGCTCAAGCTGCGCAACTGCGTCCTGAGCTTCAATAGTATTATTCGTGAACTTTCTGAAAGCCAACGCCCCGCCAATAACAAGAGCTGCCCCTGCTGCCTTTGCAACTGCACCTAAAGCCCCCGACAATCTATTTAATGACGCTCGTGATTTGTCTGCGCTTTTGCTCAAGCCTGTTTGTGCTCGCGCGGCCCCTTTGGTTGATTTAGTCAGGTTATCGTTAGCAGTATCCGCCTTATGGGCAGACTTGGATAGCTTATCAAGAGACTTGGCAGCTTTGTCAGCCTCTTGGTATTTCATGCCAAGTGCTAGTGTTGCAATATCAACCATCTATCAACCTTTGTTTCTCTGCATTTCCTGCTCTTGAATTGCTGCCAATTCAGTCCCGGCAACTTCACAGAAAGCCGCATCCATTGCAGTTATTATTTCAAAATCTTGCGAGCTTAACTTGTTGCCTGATAACCGGCTCCAAGCGTCAATTTCCTGATAAGGGATTGCCATAATGCCACCCATACCGTTTGACGGACGGGTTTTTGCAAGCTGCCAGTACCAGCCCCAAATATGCCGCGCCACATCTGGTATTTCAACTTCTGGTGATAAGTGGCCTTGACTAAATGATTCATTGCGTTCACGCCTGGTTTCATCCTTGTAGAGAATATCATACCTAGCGTAAACGCTTATTGCTGTTACAAGATCATCTTTTAATTCTTGTAAAAATTTGCAAGATTATCGACAACCTCGCTTGCTTGGTCAAACATCGGGTCAACAGTATCTAATATTTTGATTACTGTTTTTTGCTCAAAGGGCGGATCTTCAACACCATCAAATGCGTTTCCATTCCAATTCCACCCAGTTACAGTCGCTGCAAGTTGTGTGATCTGATTCATTTCAAGTTCACGTGTTGTCAGCTTCTTGTTACGCTTGGCAAGCAATCTGTCTGCATTCTGACGGATAACTGCTTTTACAGCGTCACTATTTGGGCTTTGAAACGTCCATACTATCCCCAATGGTTCGTTGGTTACTGGATGAACGAATTCATAATCAAAGGTTTCAACCGGCTTTAGTGTTGAAATATCCATAGATGTTTTTTTCCTTTATGCTGGGTCTACAATAACAGCTTCTTGCACCAGTTCAAGCGGATACTGTTCAACAACAAAATCCTCGACACCGCCGCCGCCTGTTATTTTGGTTTTCATAACCAGCCCTCGGTTGTAGATAACCGTGTTTGTGACAGTGCCTGGATTTGGTGAATCATTCAATTCAAGTTTGAAAGCATATTCCAATGCGGTATCGCCAGCCGCGCGCATTGCAATTTGGCCGGGATCATCATAAGTTCTGGCACATTCAACAACAGGCGAGCCAGCATTAATAAGCCCCTTGCCCTTGCTTGATACTTTGCGATCAAGTGTATTGTATGACAGAACATTTTCGTCAGCGGGCCAATCGCCAGCATTCCCGACTTTCTTAACCTGCACATAGGTCAATGCTTCGAATCCAGCCTTGTCAAGGTCAGAATTTTGCGGGGTTGTACAAATTGAAATTACTGCATCTTTGTAAGTATTAGTTGCCATGGTTAATTCTCCTTAATGGCTGGTGAAATATGGAACCTGCACAGGAACCATGAATTGTGATTTGTCTTGCACACCGGCAAGAATTGATGGCTGTCTAGGCACATGTGAGGCAATCGAACCGTATTCGACACGCACTCCCATTTTGAAGTGATCTACAATTTGACCGGCAATCATTAAAGCCTCACCGCTGCCTTTACCTTCTTTTGCCATGACGGTGATCTGTATGACGCCCACATATATTTTAGGTGCATCACTGCCGACTAAATTCGTGATTGTGGATGCAGGGAAAAACCGCAATTCCAGATAAGGTTTGCTGCCCGCCTGTTTGAATTTCACATTCGGATATGCTACTTTTGTAACTGGTGATGTGACAAGTGTTGCGAGATGATCACCCCATGCTTTTTCAATATCGGCTTGCACTGTGTCAACCATGAATAAACCTCTTTCTGATTTTGATATTCACGACAGGCTTGTTGCTGCCCGTGATTTATTAGGCTCTGAAACCGGCAAAACGACACACGGAAACACCGCGCTAGAAACTGCCCGTCATGCCTTGTTAATTTTACAAATTGCCTTAGTTAGCGCTAACGACCGAAACGAGATTTCGCGGATTGAACCACCTGATTAACCGTGGTCTGCCATTCCTGCATGGCGCCTAATCTAAACCCGTCCTTTTGCTCTCTAATCCGCGCATAATTAGCGGTCCATGTGAAGTAGATTGTGTCTGTAATATCTGCCCCGGCAATAACAGCGATTGAATCATCACGGTTTAACCCTGCATCCTTATTGAGGTTGAAAGTTACAGTTGCAACCGGAGCGTTTAGCGTTGTTGTGCCTGAGTTTCTCAAGTAACTCGTATCAATTCTCATGCGCCCGCCCTTTGCAACCGGCGTTTGTGCAATCTCAATTGTTTTTTCAACAGACTTTAAGAAGATAGCCTCTTCCAGCCCCTTAACCTTTTTGATCCAGTCATCAACTTGTGCTGAGAATGATTTTGTCATTGTTATTCATCGATCATAAGTTCTGGATATAACTTGCGTATTTCAATCGGTGTTTCAGGTTTTAATAAAACCTCAATATTGTCAGTTAACCGCTTTGATTTGTACTCGCCGGCTTCGATCACATATTCGCCATTGTACTTTACTGGAATATCAGCATACCATTCGCCATCTTCACCATTGCCAGCCTCACCAACTTCTTTAAGAGCTTTGCCATCTGCTTTGATTACAAGCCATTTAGCCACTGTATCTTGTTGTATAAACTGCAATTGTCTAACTCCTGTCTAATTTGATAGCTTTTCCAGAATGAACCAAAGCCCGCCAAGTACGCCGGTTATTGTGGTGATGCGCCCTAATATCTTGCCTATCTTTTCGCCCAATAGATATTCGTGGTTTATTTTGCGTTCAACTTTAGAAAACTGCATTTTGTTAAATCCTCTACAAAAACCCTGCAATTGAAGGCGATCGCCATAAATGCCTGAAGTTGCCATTATCCACAAGATCACATTCAGCCGGGTAAACTTCAACCGCCGCAACATCAGGCCCGAACCATTCGTTTTTAATCGCTTGCATCTGGTCAAACGTGATGTTCCCGTCATGCTCAACTTCGAGCCAGAATTGATCCTTTATCCATTTTACGTTGATTGCTGTCACTCAAACACCAGCCTCTATGATCCAGCCTTTGACTTGTGCTGAAATTGATTAGCGGCAATCATTGAATAAACATCGGGCATTACAAGCTCTTTATCCGGCTGGTTGTAATCATCGAAAAGCTGATTGGCCAAACCTTCCTGTTCGTCTGGTGGTGCTTCGTTTATCCGTTTGATTATTTCATCAAGTTCCATAAGCTCTATCGTGCTTTCTGAATATTTTTAATAGCGCAGGGTGTATTCTGTAATACTCTGATTTAGGCCGTGACATATACACTGCAAACGATTCAGCGATGAACTCTCTATCATTCGCCCCCGCATACTCACTCAATGACAGATTCCATCCGTGTTGCCGTGGGCGTTCAGCCTGTATGAATGCGTTTATATCTTCCCCTATCGGGCTATCGATCAAATGCAAAACATGACCATACTCATGATATATAGTCGTTTTTCGTGCAGTTTTCAATTCTCCTGTTGATGATGTTGACCATCCATATTTTTGTGTATCTTGGAATTTCTTTGCTGCTTTTTCAGCTTCTGGACTAAATAGATGTTTTGCCTTGTCTATTTTGACGCTATGTTCCCTGATATATTTTGGTTTATAGATACCAGATATTTTAATCTGATCTTCAACATCACTAATGCGCCCGAACTTCGTGGGTAAATGTAGCACTCCATCACCATGTCGATAAACAGATGCATTTGCCCTTTTAGGGGTTCTTAATCTCGCTTTTTTGTATCTGGATGCTGGCCCCACGAATTCTAAAGGCTTAAGGCTAAATCGCTCTGTAACCTCTTGTGCAGCGTTTATAGCATTAGCAACAGATTTATTATAAACACCCTTCAAGTCAGCATCTTTTGCCACACCGCTTTCTACCAAAAACTTAGAAGCATCACTTGCTGTTTTTGGAGGTGTGAATTCTTGGTATTTGAATTGCGGCCCTTGTTTTTTACTGGTCTCTTTCTTTGGTGCCTTGGCCACTTTTGCCTTGATTGGTTTAGGTTTCCTTTTCTCAGGCGTTTCAATATTTGAGAAATAATCAATTCGCGTATGAACCAGACACCGGCAATTGATAACTTCAGCCGCCCCGCCCCTGTGATCCCCAGGATAGCGCAACCGCGCACCGCTGGACATTACAAAATCTTCTTTCAGCCCGACCGTTTGCCCGTCCGCTTGTGAATGCGTATCGCGTACCCTTGCATCTCCTGATGAATCCCAAACCCGGCGTATATCCTTTTCCCTGATCTTGCCGGTTTCAGCAACTTGTGTCAGTGCCTCATACTGCCCGCCGTGAATGCTGGATATGGTTTCCGTTCTGGCTATCGTTTGCCCCCGGCGTTTTAGAAGCCCGTCTGAATAGCGATTGATTGCCCTGCCTATAAACCCACCTTTTAACGGCTTATCATCGCGCATGGCCCGCCTAACCACGCTATCGAACCGTTTATCGCGTGCTTTCCTGTTTAGATACTGTGCATAGTTGCCGGTTTCCAAATCAGCCATTGCATTCCTTACCGCGATTTCATCAGGAGCCGATAAGCCTATAATTCCGCCCTCGCGCCGTTTGGTTTTCGGGTTATACCGCCCTGTAATATCAAGCGCCGTGGCTTTAGGATTCCGCCCCGCTTTCATTCCGGCCTCGATGTGTGTCCGCACAACCGCCCTTTGTTCACCAGTAATGCGGGTTATGAAGTCCGAACTATGTTCCCTTATCCATTTTTCCGCTCTTAGGTTTCTTGCATCAAACCGGACAATAAACGCCGTACCTGATAAGTCCTTGAGTGTGCCAAGCTCTGCAATCCCTGCCTTGCCCCCGGCCGCATAAGCATCTGCAATTGCCCGTTCAAACGCATCAAACGCGCCCCTGTCAATAAAAAGTGCATCAATAGCGCCTTGCACGTCCCCGCGCTCTAAAGCCGCTGTAACCTGCCCTATTCTCGCCTGTGATGTGATTTCTCTAATGCTTGCCATGAATGCCCGCCGGATTGCAGGTTCATACTTGTCAAGAACATCATTCAGGGATTTCATTTAACTACCTGCGAGCCTGTAGTTCATAAAAAACAACCGTTCCGGCTGGTGAAAGTGGAATGACGTTGATAATCTCATGCGCCGCGCCTTCAACCGTCAAAGTATCAGCAACATCAGGGACTACGGTTAGCCCCTCAGTGGACATGTAGATTTTCTTATCTGTTTCCTGAATCAGCGTCCCGTCGATTTCCTTATTCGAATAATTCATGACCGCGACTAATACAGTGTGGTTTGTTTCGGTCTGTGTAGGGTTTTGAGGCGATCCGCTATTAACTGTTTGCGTCAAGGTCACAGATTGCCCGAACTCCTTTATCAGTTCTTCTGCAACTGTTCTGACTTCTGTGTAATCAAACGCCATTATCAGACCCTTTTCGAAGCGCCAAACCTTGCAACATTAGACCCGGCAAGGTTTGAACCGTCAACCGGTGAGGCAAAGCATTTTAGCAACCCTGTCACTATAGCAAGCGCCTTTGTCGCGTCAACCGCTGTTACCGTAGCTGTTGCAGATGCAAAGTATTCTTTTTCAATTGACCCGACCTTAACCCGCTTTGTTGCCGCTGTGGTGCTGGTTGCACTTGCCGCTGTAGTGCTTGAAGGCTTGACCAGTTCCAGCAATGACATTTCAGCCACCGCTTTTTTAACCTCGATAGGCGTTTCGGTATCTGGTATCAGGTTATTTTCACAATCATACATGCCGGTACGCGGAATTACTAAGGCTTGGACCCGTTTGAATGTTCGCTTACCCGTCCAGCCATAGGCCGTTGCAAGTCTTGCGTTTGCCCGTACAATAGCGGCTTCCTTGTCTGCATCAGCACCCGTCCATGCAGCATTTCCGCGCAATGTGTGGTATGAATTGACATATGTTAAGTCAACAAGGCTTGTGGCCGTTGCCATGCCTGTGCCGTCTTCTACGATTAAGGCCATGTTCTATTTTAGCTTTCAGTTGTTATTCACACCAATCAGATTTTTTGCCGCCATCATATTCACGCGCCAGCCCGTTACCTATCAGCCATTCACTGACAAGCGCCGGATTGCCATCAACCATGAATCGCAAATCAGCCAGAACACGGCCATACTTGTCATGGATTTTAGTATCATAAAGTAGCACGACCGTATTACCTTTATGTAGCACATTTTTAAGCCCATTGGTAGCTGCATCGCCTTTTTCTGCTTCATATGGGCATTTTGCACGATAGCCTTTTTCTGGTGTATCAACTCCGAATATGCGGACATTTTGCACCCTGAATATTTCCGGCCATGCTGGTACAGAAACTTTGACTGTGTCACCATCAATTACCTTGATGATAAAGGCTTCATATTCAATTATTTCAGCCCGCGCCATGCTGGTCAACATGCTGAATATCACGAATAAAGCAACCGTTAATAATTTCGCCGTGTTTGTCATTTGTTGCCCTCGTTTTAGTGTGCTGAACCCAGTTGGTGCATCTTTGCTGAAAACGATTCTTGATTCCTCAAACGGTCAGCGTAAGCATCAAGCAACCTGCTCTGACGGATAGAATCCCGTTCAAGCCTTTTTATTGTGCCTTCCTGAATTGCATCCCGTTCTGGAACCTTGGCCACATCATGCCACCAGTCCCAATTAGCAATAGCCTTTGCTGATTGAAGCTGGACAACTTTTAACTTGCCCTCTACGCCCGTGTTGAATTGGCGTTGATGAAGTAGAAAGCTTGAAAATTCTTTCTTGGTTTCTTCCAATTGAGCCGCAACCGGGTCAACTGCGCTGTTGATACTGGTCACGATCAAAGACCCTACAACCCCCGCGATTGAAAGAACAGCCACGACCGCGTAGAGAACGGTTTTAACCGTTTCAGCGCCCTCTTTTTTGCCCACGCTTATCTGGTGCTGAAACCTGTCTGATAATTCCTTAACCGCGCCTTCAATCTTGGCATTATGGGCAGTTATTCGCGTTAATGCATCCTGAAAGCTGTCAAATGTGGTTTCAAGTTGTACCAACCTTGACGAATGATCTTCAAGTCTTTTCAATTGTGTTTGTTCCGTCATGCGCCCAATCTCATTCCGAAAAACCAGTTATGCGACTTGCCAGCATAGTAATTTAGTTTAAACGTATTTCCTGAAACACTACCAGCATTTACAGTATCGCCTTGTGCAAGCTGTACGGAAGCAGTCAGGCCATTTTGCACCCCTGTAACTTGCGCATATATCGTGCCATTTTTATAGATTGCGGCCCGACCACTGTCATTGTTTCTATATCCATACCAACCAAATTGATATAAACCAGCAACAGGAGCCGTAAAAAGACCAGTTGCCAAATCCATAGCCCCACCAGAATTGTCAAACTCAAAGTGCGTAGGGTGATACGTCCCGCTAATATAAACATCGGCTGGTGGACTGGCTTGGTGGTAAGCTTGGAAACTTAGCGAAATGCCGCTGTTTGATGTGGTTATAAAGAGCATCGGCGTATTGCCTGCCCCAAGTGTCAAAACCGCTGTTGCACCAGCCGGAACCACTTGACTTGCATTTTGTGCAACAATATTCATTGCCGCGCCGTCAGTTGCAACCCCCATTATTCCAGATGAATTCTTGAAATTCCTAGAGGCACTATGTGGAGGATAATAGACTAAGCCAAACAAAGGCAATCCGTTTACACTCACAGCCACATCAACGTCACCGATTGGCTGACTTACTCTTGCAGATATTGTGCCTATGCTATTCCAGAAACCGGTGCCATCATCTGCCGCCTCATCCCCCGCAATCGCAGCCTTGATAAATTCATATCGTGGTAAGTGAATATCAGCAAGCGTGCCATCACCTATACCTATACGATGAATTTCACCATCTTGCGGAGCAACAATCGCCTTGAGTGCCGCAACATCTGCAACAGGGTAATTTGCATTAGCAGATTGCCCGAATGTGTTGCCTATCGGAACCGATGGCCATGCGTCCATTGCCGGGTCATCCCGGTAATATGTCGGCCAGTTGGCAACAGATGTGTTAATCCAAACCTTGTGAGTTGTGTCTGCCGCATCCGGTGTTGTATTGCTCACATTGATTTTAGCTGGTGCAACCTGTATCGGTTGAGCCTTTGCCCATTGACCAGCAACAACCTGCAATATCTTGTCATTATCCGCAACAGTTGCAAGAGGCAATAAGCGAGCCGTTGCATCTGCTGGCATATTATCAGCCGAAACCAGAACCCACGCCCCCGCAGTGCGCTTATACACGCCCTTTGGATATTGTGGAGCCAAAGCCGTACCCGTTCCTATATCATCAACAGTCAAAAGCGAATAATTACCATCAACCGTAGTTGGTAAACCTGCATATGTTGCCGCATATCCAGTAATTTCACTTGGATTGATAGACATTTCAGTCTTGGTTAATCCCCAACCAGCCCCGTCATGTGACCAGTATTCTTTTTTCCCGTCATTCAGAAATACAATAGCAAACGAACCGTCAACAGGTGAGGCAAACTCAACCCCCGTTGGTTCCATCCCGGTCGTGGCATTCAATCGAGAAATTACCCTTGTTTTGCCAGTATGAGCACCCGATGAAACCGGTTCATCAAATACCAGCGCGCCATTGTTAACAACATAAACGCCAACAACATTTGCTCCATCGATAGTATCAAGGTGGAAAAAGTCGCCATTCTGCGCAGCCGAACCGTCCGCCCGATTAGGAATCGTGCCTGGAAGTGTTGAACCGTGACCCAAGCGAACGCCTGTAGCATTGTTTGTTGGCTTTGTAGCCTCAAGACCCGCCGCAGTCATTGCCGCGTCCGTGGTAGACACTGGAACTGTGATAGCCGCCGTTGTAGGGTTATACCATAGCTTGCTATCAACAAAAGCACTACTACCAGCCGGGATTGCATCCCCCGGATTTTTGTCAACTTCTGCAAGAGCTGCTTCATTAGCAATGGACCGCAAAACTGTTGCAGGATCAGAAGATGAACTAGCACTTGAATTTTTAATGAAATACCACGCTGGCAAATCGCCAACTATGTATGAACCCATCTCACTAATTCCTGTTTTTATTGGTTGCGGATTAGTGGCGTTGCTTCTGCTTTAGCCGTTTTCGTTTTCTGTTGGTGCGGCTTCTGCTGCTGGTTCTGTGGTTTCGGCTTCTGCCGGGGTTTCGGTTTCAGGTGCGGCTTTTGCAACGGATTCTGTTTTAGGCTTGCGTACCGCCCGTGCCTTTTTGGGCTTTTCAATCCCGTGTTTTTTGCGCAGCTTATCAGTGATCTTGCCCCCGTTGGCTGCTACTGCATTAAGGAATGCAATGTTTGTCATTTTCAATCTCCAGAATATAATGGAAAGGCGGGGAACATTGCCCCCGCCCGTCTGCATGTGTTAGCCGTTAGTTTTTACAAAAGCCATGCGGATATTCTTGCGCTGGTAAACGCGGTCAAAGTTTGCAGCCAGTTTCAATTCAGCATTAGTCGGGCCTTTCTTGGCAACAGAGCCGCCAACCCATTTAATACCGCGTGGATGCAGGATGAAGTTCCGGCGATTGACCAGAGTTTCAATGCCGCCGCCGTTGCCGCCAAGGACTGTACGATCAGTTTCAACGGGAACCTTTGGTGAGCCTTCACCGTGACCGAATGCACCCGCGCCAAACAGGATTGAGGTATAAGTGACACGGTTTGCACCCGCAACCGCTGGCATGGCATCAGTTACAATAACCCGCTTGCCCATGAAGGTCTGGAAAAGCAAGGCATTCGTTTGAATATCGAAATGATCCTGCAAGGCACCTTGTTTCTGCAAGTTCGCGTGCACAAGCGAGTGAATTGCAATAGCTGCAAGGTCATTCTTGGCATCGCCCATTGTCTGCATAGCGTCAACCATAGAATTCGCGGTAAGCTGTTCAGCGACCGTAACGGCTCCTGCTGCATCTGTTGCAATGTCTTTGACCATGTCACTGGCATCATTTGCAATATTATCAGCCAAAACACCAAGGCCAGAATTGATCATGATTTTCTGATACTCACGGTCCCAATAAGAGACAAAGCGATTTGCCAAAACTGTCAACGGATCATCACCGGCCACAATAGCAGCAAGGTCGGCGCCCTGAATTGTCTTGTTGCGGTTATGGTTGAATGCAATATCATCACCGCTGGATGCTTTTTCAGGCGTTGCAGTTACTGCCGGATCATCATCATCCACATTGGAATCGGTATCCGCCAGATCAACCCAGAACGGCATATCAACAGTACGACCGCCGGAATTGGCTTGTGTATTGAACTCCCCGAAATTGGCAATGCCAGACGAGAAGAACAGTGAGTTTTCTTTGGTTTTTTCAAGCGCATATTCAGCAAATTCTTTAGGCTCAATGATGTCGCTGATTTGTGTAGTAGCCATCTTTTTTAGGCCCTTTCATCAGTTTAAGTTAAAAGTCTTGCGACCGTTTTGAGGCCCAACTTCTGCCGTGCCTTGGTTGTGCGCTCCTGCGCGGGTATTTGCTATGCAGCAGCCTTTAGTGTCGCTGCAAGCGCCGGGTTTGACCTGGAAAGTTCGGACCTTTCATCAAGGTTCATTTCTTTCCATGTCTTGCCGGTGTGTTTTGTGCCGCCCTGTCGTGGTGCGCCGGAGCCTCCCGGTGCTGCTTCAAACAAAGCGCCCAATTCATCATCGCGGCGCAATTCGTCAACCAGATGTTTCAAGGTTGCAGGTGTGCCGGATGCGTCTTCCATAGGCTCGCCATTGGGAGCCAGAATTATCATTTCAACATGGCCGTTCTCATCGACTTCTGCCTTGATGCGGCCCTTAACGTGAGGCATAAGCCCCTTAACGCTGCCCTTGGCTGCTGATATTGCTTGCGTAGCCTGAGCATCAATTGTGGAGTTTGTCAGCGCCCCGGTGATAGTGTTAAGCTGTGAATCCCTTTCAGCAAATGCAGCTTGATGGCGTTTTTCTGCCCGTTCAAGTTTGCGCTCAAGTTCTGCAACACGCGGATCGTCTTTCGGTGCGTCTTTGGTCTCAACCTTCAGTGCCTTAATAAGGGCGGGTAATTCGTCAAGGTCAAAATCATCATTGCCCAGAGCATCGCCAACCGCGTCCATGTCAAAGTCACGAAACTTTGCCAGCTTTTCAGCAATTGACCGTTTTTCCTCTTTCAATTCCTTGTTTGTCCGCTTCAGCCCAACTGTCTGTGAGGCCATGTACGATTCAATAGCTTCTTTTGCTGCATCGTCAAGGTCAATGCCAAGTTTTGCGGCAAGTTCTTCAATTGTCATTTATGTTTTTCCCATCCTTGGTAATTCAACAGCCAAGGTCTCTTGACCGCTATTAGCTTCTGCTAATTCTGATCGGGCGGCAGGTCTGTGATTGCAGCCTCATTACCGCCCGGTAATTCGTTTATGATTTCTTCTGCATCTGCTTCTTCATCATAGCTCGGCCCCAACACGCCCCGGCGCTTATATTCGCCTACAAGTGTTGCGCGGGAAATATCCCCTGCCTTACGCGCCTTATCCAAAGCGTCAAGATGCTCTTTAACAGATGTGCCGACATCAAAATCTGTGAACACAAAGATTTCAGGCGTTTCAGGCTTGCCCATCCATAAGGAAGTAAGCCGCCATGCATTCTCAAGTGTGCTTTGCAGGTTGATAGCCCATTGCTGCGCCGCTGTATTGGCCTTCTTTGAAGCAAATGCCGCTGCAATAACTGTAATATTGTTTGAACCGGCTGTAAGTGGCTGGTTGCCTAATTCTCTTAACTGAGCCTCGATGCTTTCAAGTCTGGATTGGACAAAAGTATTGGATTCGCCACTAGGTTCAAGCAATTCATACTTGCCATATTTGCCTTCAGCATTCATGGGTGTGTATGCAACCCGCATCGGCCCGACCGGGAATGGTTTTGGTTTGCCATCAGCCCCAGTTTCAGGCGTTACACCGTGACCAACTATCATCACATAGCAGGACATGTTGATTTTATATTCAAGCCCGGAATCAGTTCTGAAGTGGTGAATTTGCAAATCAGCGCAAGCACGCATTGGCGGGATAACTTCCCAACTTGCGCCAACCCGTTCGCCGGTTAAGAATGGAACAATCGGGATTTCGTCAATGCCAAGTTCGCCGTTTTCTTGTGAAGTCCATTCATCCTTGATCTTTTTGAACACTTCAAATGTCGGCTTTGCATACCCGACTGTGTTACCGTCTGCATCTGTGAGCCGTTCGCGGTTAAACACCCTTATCTGCTTGACTGTCTTTTCAGCCAACCCGTCAACCATGGTTACTTCTTCGAAAAAGCGGAAATGTGTAAAGACTTCCTGCCCGTCTACATAATCTGTAGCAACGGCTATGACCTTGGTTGCGGGTATGTTCAGCCAATAAGGGCGGGTTTTCGCCTTCATGGCTTTAGGGGCATCAACCAGCACCCATTCAATAGCATGTGTAATGCCGCGCCGGAATATTGAAGCTGCAAATTTGCTTTGTGTAGTTCCGGCCCCGTCCACATTGTCCTGCATATCAATCAGGTCTTGCGATGCTGTGCCCTCAATGAAGTCAACAGGTTTTGAGAACGGTCTGCTTGATAGTGAGGTGATAATATCCCCGAATATGTCTGTATATGGTGCCGTTGACCACCGGACCTTATAAGCTGCTGCGCTTTCAGCCTCAAACTTTGGCAGGAAAGCATCATGCGCCGCCCGCATTGCGTCCGTGCCACCTATAAGGGCATCAACCTTTGTCCAATATGGCAACATTGCCACTTGTGAACTCCAGCGAGCGTCTATCTTGTTTTCACTCATGAATATGTTCCAAACATTGCAACAGGAGCGGCTTTTTCAGGCACGGGCCAGTAAGCCATAACAACAGCATCAGCGATGTTAGGCGAAACCGTGCCTTCTGGTGTTTTGTTTACCATCAATTTTAACCGCCCGCTGTGTGTCTTTGTGGCTTGACTTAATTCTTTTATGAGAGTTGCCAAATTATCTATATTGCCATCGATGCTTATTAACTCATCATGAGGGAATTTTATGCCATGAACTACATATCTATAGGTTTTCTCAAACCGGCGCCGCAGCTCCCACCAACCTTGTGCTTTAAGGTTTTCGTAGAAATCGCTGTTTATGGGTGTATCTGGATCATCCTCAATTATATTCTGCTTAGGGTTAAGAACGCCAGCCGCAGCACTCCATGGCGTGAACTTTACCCCGGACGGGATTAACCCTTCATCTTTAAGCCTGTTTGCTTCCGCCTTTACACCGGCTCCAATACCAATGCAGTCATACTGTAAGTTGATTGTGCCAACATCTCGACATTCTGCTAGAGCGTTTCTGGTTGTTACGCCAGTATCACGCTCACCCCAAACCCGTGTAGATTTTAGAACAATGCCTTTTCGCTTAACAAGAGCGTTCTTGTCTAAGCCTTCATCTGCAACATCAAGCCCCGCCAGCCACAAGCCACTATCTGAAATACCAAGTTTCTTGTGAGCATCAACCGCCGCGTTAATCCAAAGCGCCGGAATAATGACACCTTCTACAGATGCGGAATAATCCCTATCAACTTCTTGAGCGAAAACATGTACCAGGCCATCACTTTCAGCCTTTGCCCGTCTTTCGTCATACCATTCTTGCGTTTTGTGTGGATGATCGCGCCAGTCCATTACAAACACATTAGATTGACCTTTTGCCAAAGGTTTACCCGGTATCCACTCCCGCCCGCTTTCGCGCCGCCGCTGGAACACATTACCAAGCCCGTTAACAGATGAAATATCAATCTGAACCCTTGTATTATCTGCTAGTGCAGCCTCAATCTTTTCAGGGCGGTCATAATGTGCGGCCTCGTCTTTGAAGTAAATCAATGAACGGCCACCGCGCCCGATATTATCCCCGCTTTCACCCCTAACCGTTGAACTATTGGCAGGATTGATCAGCTTCATGTATGATGAATGCTGCTTTTCATTAAAACCCACAGGTAAAAACAAATCAGGCAGCCCAGTTATAACCAGCCTGATCTTTTCAAAGATTGAATCAGGATCGCCAATCTTGTCTACAAGCTGCTCTTTCCTGGAACCCCAGCCAATCGCAGAACCCGGAACAAATAACCAAAGCCAAACAGTAAACCCAACAGAAGCCCATGTTGCGCCCATATCGCGCGACTTTTCAATAAGACCGTTTTGTTCCTCCAAAACACATTGATGTAGAAACTTGATTAACTCTACCTGTTTTGGGAAAAGTATAAACGGCAACCTGACAGGCATATCCTTGCCGGCATTGCGCGGGTCATACGTATCAACCCAATGTGATATAAACTCTACAGGATGCGTTCTGTAATATTCCAGCGCCCCAACCGCCAAGACAGTATCTTGTTTGAATTGCTCAAGCCGCTTTTGTCGCCATGCAAACACTGCAACATAATCAACAGGCCAGCCAAAAGGGTTATTTTTCATTCAGTGAATTAAGATAGGCCGCTGCCGCTTCTTTTGGCGTCATCTTAGAGGTAATCAATTCAACTGGTCCGCCATCCTTACCAGTAACTTCACTCTTATCAGCAAGCCCTAGATCACGGGCAATGATGTTAGGGTTAAGCAGGTCTGCCGCCGCTCCGGTGAACTTCTGATCCCTGATTATTTGTTCCACCTGCGTAATGATAGAAGATAAATCTTTTCTGCGCACGCGCCAATCGTGCCATGCAGTCATGGTTATATTTAAGAACAAACATAGCCCGCCTAATGTCATGGCTCGCATTCTGCTAACAGACTCATGAGTTGCTGTGCCTTGAAAAGTCACTAGTTTATCTTCGTATAATGGATTGGCGTCTACCCATTCAAAATATTCAACACAAGCGTTCCATAGATCATCTGGATTTGCAAATTTAGGATTTGCGCCATGTGAACTTCGCGCCATCCAGAACTTGTTTCCTTTTGGTGCTGCCATTTTTATTCCTTTAGGCTTTCTGATAGCTACCAACGCCTATTATGACGCTGGTGTGAGCTGTTTGTACGCGTGGCACATCAGCTATGAATTGGCAGAGGGTTGTTTTCGCGCCGTATCCCTCCAAGCTGCGCCGAGGTCTTTCCCGTCATGTCATTTGCATGCAGTCCGCGTAATCTGCTAACTAGATTTCTAGATGGCTAGTCCCTAGTGCCCATGTCCATCTGTTTTCATCACGGGCCTACGGTTGCGGTGGTCCGTAGTTAATGCAATTCCTTAATTATTGGAGGGTTGAGACGCGCTAACCCTTCCAGAACGCGCTCGCATCCAGTGAAGGTCCCTGAACGCAACCTCTTAAAACTGGTCGCACTACTTGCGAATAACATATCTATCGCTTATTCGTAGATACTTGTCAAGGTGTAAAGAAAAGCTGTCAACAATACCCGAAATGCTTTGCCAATATCTCTAGCGCCGCTTTAAGCTGAACCGCTGCCGCCTGATTATGACATTTGTGCTTCCGGCAATATCCATTCATCGGGTATTCATGGATAACAACATCGTCAATGATCGGGAGCAGTGAGGGGGGTAGGGTCTTTATTGCAGTGTTGTACTTCTGCCGAGCGTCTAAGGTGCTGGCCGGGGTGTGGTCACTGAATGACACATCGACAACTACCCTGGACGGGTCAACCACGCCGGATCTTTCAAGGTGAGCATCATTGAATAATTGCCAGATGCGCCGCCCGGATTCTAATTCGTGGTGTTCAAGTATCTTGACAGTTTCAAACGGCATCTTGCGCCTAGCGTTCGTATATTGCCGCTTGCCGCCAATCGTGCCTTGATTAAAGGCGGGTTCAAGATCATTGCCGCATTGCTTGATGTATTCAGGTGTAACACCAGCCACCCTTGCTAGACTGATCGCTCTTTTGTTGCTCATCTTGCTAGGATTCCCCTAACATCATCTGCTGTTGGTAATTCGTCGTCGTTTGTGATTTCATCTTCCTCAATTCTGGTTATCACAACATTAAAACAACCAATATCGCGGCCCTTATCTGTTACACCTATCATGGTTATATCAAGTTGATCTCCTGTCTCTTTGAGATTGTGACTCAATGCAACAGTAAGAGCGCGAGCAAGCTTACCAACCAAGTCAACTCCACCACTACTAAAGCCGTGATGACTTAAGAATTTACTTGAATAGAAAATATGTTGCGGAAAAAAATTAGCCAACCAACCAATTAGTTTTACTAAGGGCCACTTAAAAACTGCAAGATCAAATATCTTACTCATGCTTACCTCATATTATTTGATGATAATACCTTACACGGTTGCCAAAATAATTGCAATTAATTCAATAATAACGCTTGACACATAGGATTATCAAGCCTATATTAAGGACATAAGAAACAAACACACACAAGGAAACAACACAATGACATTTACACTTTACACAGACAGCAGCATCGACGTAACTGGTGCGTTGCCCAGACTTCACATCAAGGCTTTAACCTCATCTGGCATTGAGCAAAACCTGACATCTGGATTACAGAAGCGCGTCCGTGTCTACAACAGTAACGAATATATTGACTTTGACATGCCGGCATGGATTGACGGCAAGCCCAACCTTGAACTGGCAAAAGCTATTGCCAAAGCTTTCCCGGCAAAAAGTTAAACATACAAAGGCCGGTCCTAGTGATCGCTAACAGCTTTGGAGAGAATGAAATGACCAACACGCACAATCACAACGTCCCGGCCTTGAAAAAGAACATTGCTGGTATTGTTGCTGAATATGATGAAAAGTATGCCGCCATTGATGATGAAATAAAGGCTTTTGAGGAATCCATAACGCGGATTGAATATCAAACCACCGTTGCCGGCCAGTATGTCGGCGCAATATTCAGAAAACCTTATATCCACAAGTCAACACTTGAAACTAATCTGCTAAAGTCAGCATGGCAGTATGTTTTCAAGCGGCTTAATCTCGAAATTATCGCCAGCGCAAAAGACAAAAAAGAATTTGAATTGGCAATTCAAGACCCTCCACCATTTACGCTAGATAATATCATAGCAACTTTCGGTGATTATGTCGAACAGCCCCGCTACCATATCCTGAAAGGACTGGCCGAATGTTTCTGCGATCTAGATCAGGCGTATAAATCACACAGCAAGGTCAAGATTGGCGTTGAAGGTTTGCCAAAACGGATTATTCTATCAAATGTCACTGGATATGGATCATGGGGACGGCAGAAGGCTGAGGACACATTAAATGCCATTAACGCATACGATAGCAAACCGTTGATCGGGTATGGTGAATGCTCAAAATTACTTGAAGGGGCAGTTGGTGAAGATGTTGAATATCGCGGAACGACTATTCGTCGATATAAGAATGGTAATGCACACCTGATATTTTCCCCTGATCGCTTGCGTTCAATCAACTTGGCATTGGCTGAGTTTTATGGCGATGTGCTGCCAGATACACCAGATGAATCTCCAAAGAAACAGCAAAGCACCGCCGTATCAAAAGATTTGCAATTCTACCCAACGCCAACGGTTGTAATTGATCGTGTATTAGATGAGCTGGCTTTTTACGATAGCGACCGGGTTCTTGAGCCATCTTGTGGCGATGGTCGAATCCTGGAAGCCTTGGCAAAACTTCCATATCAGCTTAGAGGACTTGGAGTTGAAGTCAACGCAGAACGGGCCACACAAGCACGCGAAAAAGGTTTCAAAGTGTATGAAGCCAATTTTCTTGAAGTGGCACCGAAGCCGGATTTTGACAAAATCATAATGAACCCGCCGTTTTATGGCACACACTGGGCAAAGCACGTTGACCATGCAATGAAATTTCTAAAACCGGGCGGCACTCTATTATCAATTCTACCGGCATCTGCTTATTACGATCACCGTAAATTGCTTCCAAAAGGATCGCGTTGGCATGATTTACCAGTTGCATCATTTCATGAAAGCGGAACGAATATCCCAACTGGATATATTATAGTAATAAATGGAGACTATTGAAATGAACGCCACCGAACTAAAAGCCGCCCGCGCCGCCCTTGGTCTAACTCAACAGCAACTTGCAGACGCAATCAGAATAAGCAACAACCGGACTATCAGAGCATGGGAAAGCGGATCAGTCCCCATTCCTGGACCTGCCCAAGTGCTGATTGAAATCATGGTTGACAGGGTGAAGGCAGGGGAGTAAGGTTGGCTCGCTTAGGAGACACAGAAACTGTGAAAGCATTGTGGTGCTTCTTTCTCGGTTGAGCCGTCAGAATCGTTACTTCTGGCGGCTTTCTTTTTGCTGGATTGTGAAAAGTAAACCCTGCACAGCTGCAACCGTGCAGGGTTTCAAGAGGCTACCGGAGGGCTTAAGTAACATTCCAACTCATCCGGTAGTGTTTGCTCAAGCGGAGCAATTGTGGTTTGCATAGGCAGGACGCTATACCTGCTTGACGGTTTCACCCTAACTCTAGCCGCCGGTTTCGCCGCGCTCCGTTTAGGTTTAGGGCGCGATCTACTCCATTTCAATCCCTGCGCTTCTGCTTTCAGCGCCGCTATGCAAATTACAGAACTACTATAGCAATAATTAGTAATGTGTGCAAGGTAGTAAAGCCTCATATAATTATTGTCCGTGAGGCTTATCGGACTTAATTAAAAGGGACTTGGTCATTCAAATCATTAGGAGACGCCACCCGCTGCCCGTTGTCATAGGTTTCACCTCGTACTGGCTGCGCGACCTTTTCCCCGCTTACATAGGTGCCAGTTTGATCACTGCCCTTGCCATCCAACATGATCAGCTTGCCGCCAAAGCCTTGTAGAACGATTTCAGTGCTATATTTTTCAACGCCGGACTGATCCGTCCATTTGCGGGTTTGTAGCGAACCCTCAATCATTACCCGCGAGCCTTTATGCAGGTACTGTTCAGCAATATTAGACAGCGGTTCCGAAAAAATAACTACCCTATGCCATTCCGTCCGCTCTTTCTTTTCGCCCGTGTTCTTGTCTTTCCAGCTTTCTGACGTTGCGATGCTGAGATTGGCGATCTTGCGACCATCCTGGGTGTGTCGGATATCCGGGTCATTGCCCAAATGTCCGATAAGTGTTACCCGGTTTAATGAAACTGCCATTATTCTGTCCCTTCCAAATATGCCTTGCGTTGCTTGTAAACTGCTGGTGGACGCCCTACGCCGTTCTTGGCACGGATTTTAACCAGATCATCGCCGGAGTATTTATTCCGCGACCTGATTTGTATTTTCTGAACTGGTGGCCGTGGCATTTCAGCCAACATTGACGTGCCAAATTCAAGCATGAAGCGTATATGTGTATCATAACCGCCATAACCAATCATTATTCTGATTCCTTATTGGTGAATGTTATTGAGCCATGAAAGTCTTTGAAGTTTTCCATGTCATAATATTCTTCCTCAAACCCATACGTCAGATTAACGCCTTTTCCATGCTCAGAAAATAGGACAATTTCGCCTCCTGTATTATCCTCTATTATTTTCTCCATTAATTTTGGATATTCAAACTGCTTTTCAGTCACGTTCTTTTTTACTTCAATCATTGTGTTGTTTCCTTTTCATACTCTTGAGCCGGTGCCTGTTCTGCCTTGGAATTGTGGCCGATCATAGACGGTTCTGGATGTTCGCGCGCCGCAATCCGTTTTTGAATGTCGCGCTGGTAGTCTTTTTCATGTGCAATAAAGGCGTCAAAAGCCATTGTAATCCGCATCTGAACCGCGTTCAAGGTGGTTGTGATAACTTCTGCCAATTCGGCTGCGGATTCCTTCATTGAACTTTCATAGTCAAGACTTTCATCAAGCTTTGAATGCAAATCTGACAGTTCCGCAATCATCTGCGTTTCAATTTTGTTAATATCTGACTTGACTTTTGTTAGGTCTTTCATGGTTGGCATTGTCTTGCTTCCTTTCGTGTTGTGGTTTTCATATGTTGCAATTTGAAACTTTGTCGTAAGCATCAATGACACGGGTATAACCCAACTCCCGAAGCAATCTGCGCAATACATAGTCAGCCCGGAATGGTGCCATGTCAACATTCTTGCTTTTCTGCAAGCGGGTTAAAATGGCAATTGAATCTTGTGAAAGTTCTTTGTTGATTTTCATCTTTTTTACCTCTGCTTTGGGAACATGGATTCCATCTTGGTATTGATAGGGTTTAGGATTTCTGAAAAATCATAAATCGGATAACCCTTATTGCATTTTATGCCTGTAAGATGTGCGTTAACAGCACTGACACCGTGCATGACTGTGGTATGATCACGTTTAATCTTGCGCCCGATTTCAGGATATGACAAGTTTGTGTATGTGTATAAAAGCCAGCACACAACCTGCCGCGCCCTTGCCAAGCGGTTAAACCGGCGCTTTGACACAATTTCAGGCCATAAGTATCCCAAATAATCATAGCAATTATCCCGGATGAATTCGGAAGCCTTGTTACGAGCCTTAATCTGCATCGCAAGCTTTCGCTTATAGTCGTAATCATCATCAGCAATGATTTTTTCATAGTATTTCAGGATATGGTCTTTGTAGTTGTGAGGCGTCATTACCGCCTTTGCCTTGCGCGGGGTTTTGGCGGGTTTTAGGGATGACTTTGGTATACCTGCCCATAAATTAGCCCTTGCCGCACTGTACCTGGCTAAATAAGAAGATTTGACGGGGTTTTGCGTTGTTTGCATGTCCATAACTCCTAACTGACTAAACATGATGTATGATTACAATATGATTTTGTCCGGCATCTTTGGCACATGCGATTGTGTGGACCTTCTGAATCAAAGATACAGCCGCAGGTAATGCACCATCTTTTTTCGGTCGGGTTATCGTGATAAGATTTCACGATCCGGTATTTTGTTGCACGATTGCCAGCATTAGAATGCGGTGCTGTCTGCTTGCCGGTTTTTATAAAAACGTAATAAGGATTTTTCGCCTTGATATATTTGATCAACCCTTCATTTTTTAATATGCGTACTGACTTCCACACTTGAGGTTTTTTAATGCCCAATGCAGCGGCTATGTCTGCCCCTGTTCCAGCCGGTTTGTCGTTTTCGGCACAATAAATAAGATAATCATAAACCTTATTTCGGTTTTTTGTCGTGATAGGTTTAACTCTCTCGTATTTCATGACTTGCTCTCTTGTGTTGCTTTGCTTACGATAGCTTTTGTTTCTTGACGCAAGTCAACCATATAACCAATAAGATCACAACATTGCTCTTTAGTAATATCACTCACCGCTGTAATGGCTACAAAAGCACTGCCAAGTATTGCGGTTGCCATTGTATTGGCATCATCGTTATATTTTTGAGCCAACTCATATGCTAAATCAATAATCTTGTTTGCATCTTCTGCGCCAACATATCCGTATTCTTTGCCTTGTGTTGTTTTACTCATGTTCTTTCCTTTTCTGTTAATCATAGTCGCCCGGACGCTCCAGCCGCTTGCGGCAGGGGGGAATCCATGTAAAGCGGGTTTTGTTGTCGCTGTCGCATTTGTTCCAGACCAGCCAGCAATAAGCGGTGGCGGTCGATCCAGTTTTGGTAACGTGACCTTTATGCAAAACTACCCGTTCACTGAATTGAGCAATTATTGACGGCGGATTGACGTTAAACAGGCGTTCATATCGGCCAATGCTTTCAAGAAAAGCCGATCGCACAAACATTGCAACACCAACAGTTGAGCGATCGCGCGCCATTTCAATGAACTGCTCTGCAAGTTTGAATGGCGGGTTTGTAATTGTCCAGTCTGCTTTAGGTTGGTTGCTGCCGGGATACAGATAATCCCTGACA